TTCTGGCAAATTGTTTAAAAATGTCGCGAAATTTTTCAAGTAAACATTGTGCTTTTTGCAATCTTCAACATAATTAGAAATTATAGACATTAAAGATTTTTTTGTCTGTCCAGATTTCAATAATTTTTCAATCTTACTTTTATCTTTCGAAGACTTACCAGAAGAAGCTCCCCTGATAGGACATTTGCTTGGATAAAACTTATATATTTCTTCTATATCTTCTATTACTGTACCTTTAACTGTTACTGTACCTGTACCTGTAACTATTACTGTTGACGTTTGCTCTCCTTCGTTTAACGATTTATTACGATTATCAACGGTCGTTGAATTTCGTTCAACTGATTCTTGTTTAGCTGCCTTACGCTTCTCAGCGCTTATTCTACCAGCTTCTTTTCTTTGTTCCTGCTTCTTTTTCCACTTAGATAAATCTCTTTTTAACTGTTGTTTAATCGGTTCAAAAGTTAATTCGATTATTAGATCATCAGTTTTAGGTTCCTTATCATTAACATAATTCAATATGTGTTTGAATAATTCCCCTGCCTTTTCGTTAGGCATTTTATCTACTGTATGTATCAGATCGCAGTATAGAACAAATCCTTTTTTTTCTTGTGCCATATTAACATATACGTAAATGTTTTGATAAAAAAAATCTATAAAAGACTACCATATTTTTCCATAATCTTTTTTCTTTCTATAGAATCAAAAGAATTATTCTCTATTTTTTTTGGAAATGTAACCCTATTGGAGCCAATAAGATCAATAATAGATTGTCTTTTTACTCCATATTCCTCAATTAATAATTTTACTTTATCTCTAAACATATTAATTTAATTATTTTACGCAAATGTAAATTATTTTTATAAACTTTCAAATTTTTCCACAGCTTTTTTTAGAGATCTGAAAGTCCAGGCCCAGACACCAAAGTCTTTCGCCCTTGGATACATTTCTTTCTTCTCAGTGTCACTATAAAGGCGTTTTTCGAAGTCTATGCATAATGGGGTCGTTTTTCTCTCAAAGACCTCGAAATGGCGAACCCCTTCATCAAAAACGGCATATATAAATCCTTTGTCGTTGAATTGAAGCTGTACAAACCTCATTCCGGCAACTTCTCCGGTTCCTAAAAATTCTTTTTCTAATACGTGTATCATGATGTTGTTTTGTTCGTTATCGTACATGGTATTTATTCGCGTGTTAGGCGTTATTTATACTCTTTTATAAATTTAGCCTTATAAAGCTTACTCTTTTCTGTTAATCCCTTCTTTTCCCATTCATTTAATTCTTTTTTTGTAAGTAAGTAAAAATCCTGCCTTCCAAATTCTTCACATCTCTCATGTAAAATAAAACAACGCCTAACACCAAATATAGGCAAATTGCCGAGCCGTTTTTTAAGTTTTGTGAGTTTCATAATTGTATCTTTTTTATCAAGTTTACACTAAATTTCAAGGGCAATCAGCCCATATTATTTCCGTTATGCCTCATTTAGTTCAATAACAGTTTTAAGAACTAATCCCATACCATCAGCTTCTTTTGCAAAATGCTCCATTGCTTCAACTAAAGCGTTACTTTTATCTTTTGCATTCAATATTAAGCACCTGAGCATTATATTTGTGGCATTTTGATACACCAGTGAAACAGAAAAACGAGGCATAACACTATCTATATGTAATGCTTCTTTCTCCGTAGTTACACCATTCGCTCCATCTAGCGCTTCATGTCCAATTTTATCTCTTATCCAATTGTCTTTAAATTCTTCAATATCAAAACAAGTTACATCAATACTTTGGTAACTGTTTGCATCTTTCCAGAATTGTATTAAGTCTTGCTCATTAAATCCGCTCATTCCGTATTTAAGGCAGTATTCCGCAAAATCAGTACATTCTGCACTATCATGTGTTGGCTTGTTGCTGTTAGTTGTGTGGTGTTCCCCGCTCCATTCTTTATATAACTCATCTAGTTTTCCTCTGTTAATTTCCATCGCCAGTAAATTGTTTGTTTGTTATGTACTATGTTTATTCTCGTGTTGTAGCCAGTACTACATACATGTCTTTATCCATGTTTCAAAAGCATTAATAAACGGTTCTGTATTCTTGCCGCCAGCCCATCCTGCAAATCCTATAAACTCATCACCTTTTATACTTTGTGTGTTAAAAGATATAGCCTCTCTACGCTTAAAATAAAAACCGTCAACCATCAAGTAACAATTCTTTATGGTTCCATCCTCTTTGTATGTCACATCCTGTTTACGAAGCTTGCACAGCTTCATTTTTAGCTCATTATCTGAATTATTTAGCTCTGATTTTATACAACGTATAAGTTGCGCTATATCTTTAGAGCCTATATCACTGTATGTAATTCCACTTTGTTTGTAAAGTTCTCTGGCTTCTTCGTTATTCATTTTTTACTTTTAAGTTGTTTTTAGCCTATTATAATTTTCAATTCCTGTTCGCTTCCGTCATCCCCCTTTAATACCAAGTGTTTACCCTCTTTTACCTGTTTCATTATCTCTTTGGCTATTTCGAGGGCTGACGATACTACCCTAGTCCGGCTTTCTTCTCCAATTATTTCCCCCAAGGTAGAAGCGGTTTCCAAGCTTTTTCCACTTAGGATCATGCTCACCTTAGATTTTTGTTGTTTAATTTTATTTTCCATGTGTTGTTTCTTTATGCAATATACGGACTTTTTTTGGTAATTGCAATAGATATATAACTATAAAACATTATTCAGTCAATCCCGTTATGAATTTTAGTAACCGGGCCAGTTCTTCGTTTCTGTATGCATGTGATAAGTAATTTACCGGGTTTTTAAGGTTGTGCTTGTTTGCCCGGATATGCTCATCGCAAGCTTTCGATGTTAAAAAAGCGTTACCGTACACATACATTGTATCTTCATTATACACTTGAAAACCGGCCGTTTCTAGAGCATCGTTTACCCATAAAATATCTGTTTCATTATCAATTGTTTCGGCAACATCTTTATATTCCGTATTTTCAAAACATTCCGGATTATCCTTTATCCATTTTATTTTTTCTTCATCTGTCCTTATTTCTGTTTCATATTCTGAACTGTACCAAACCTCTTCGCCTGACCCTGAATGAGCAGGTATTTTTATAGTTTCTTGCACTTGAAAAAAGCAAGGAGATGCAGTATCTCTGTTATCCTGCTCCTTTATTTCTTTTGATAAGTTCATCAAGAACTCATACGTTTCGTCTGTTACTTGTATATTTTTCATTTTTATACATTTTTAGTGAGCATTCACCATTATTTTTGCATTTACCTTTTTCCCTGTATTTACAATGAAATGTTGTATCTCCACAATAGATTAAATTATCTGCCATTTTTCATGTTTATTTTAAAGATTCATTTCTTCATCTTCAATGATAGGTGCTTTTTCAACTATACACACAAACGCAATTGCACATATTACTAATATAACCGCTATAATTATTATTGCTTTCATTGTATCTTATTATAGATTTTTAACACTTCTACACTTATTGATCTTAAATCATCAGACTTTTTCCTTAGGCACTTCTTTATTATATCTTTCTCGGATAGATCAGATACTATTTTTAACTTTTTATCCCCGTTCAAAGTTGCTAGACAAAAGGCAAACTGATTAGAAAATATGGTTTTATCAACAACAACACGAGGCTTTATAGGCAATTTACGCTTTTTTATCATGGATAGACGTAATTCCTGTTATTTGGGCGTGTTTCAAAATTATCTCTGGCTCATTGCCGTTAACGTCAAATATGGCATTGAACTTTGTTACAGCTACTAATTTAGCCGTTATATCAGCGTTAAATGTCGTAGCATTTCTTTTTATAGTGTATTTAAGCCTTACCATTTTGCCTTCAAACACTTTTATTTCTTTTTCTTTCATAGATTTGTTTTAAAAATACCGGGCCTATTGACTAAAAGCATCTGAGTTTGAATAAACGCGCCCTAGATGTTGGAACTCCCTAATGAAATTAAATCTTTTGGCCCCAAAATACATTATAATCTGAGCCCTGTCATTGCCTTTCTTTTGTTTCCCATTCGGCTGATAAAAACTTAAGCGGCCTTTCGGTAGGCATATAGCGGTTGCATATCCTAATAGTTTTTGAGATGCAGCCGTGTCCGTGTTGTTATTTGTAAGTACAATTGCCTCAAATCCATGAATAAACCTTTGACTTAAAAAAGTATCCACGGCCCTGTCAAAGTTACCTCTAGAATATGGCGGGTTCATGAAAAGCGTATCGCAGGCCCAATCTTGTTTGTGGCAATCATCTTCCTTGGAAAAAAACCATTCAGCATTCACGAAATTATCGTTCGCGAATTTGCAACTGAACGGATCTAGATCGATGTCGCCCATAACATTGCGGGCCAAATCTGCGATTTCAGGAGGGGTGTAATATTCGTCACCCGTGGTTTCGTATGCAAGCGTTAAAGAACTGGAAACTACATCCACCTCATAGCCTCCAGAAGCGTTTTTGTCCGTGTAACCGGTTATGTAAAGTTTTACGGTTCCGCCAGAAATTCCTATAGAATTTTCTTTTATCTGCCGGATTGCGGTTTTTTCGGTAAAAAAAGGTTCTTCCACAAGGAAACCTTCAACTATTTCTGATGTCCCTGCCTTTATTCCACTAAATACATTTAGTCCCATTTTTTTTGTTTTTCTGGTTTAATAATCAATTAATATTTGTTATAAAGCGTACCTTAAACACGCGTTTCTTTTTTTGTTTCTAGCCTGGTATGATAATTTAGCTTTAGGGCTTTCATTTATGCCATTTTCTAATCTTTTTGAGGCCCTTAAATCTTTTAATTTAAGTGAAATACTTCTATCTAAGCTATCATATTTATGTTTAAATAGTTTGTCTGTCTCTAAAAGATTAGATATAACTTTTTCTGCATGCAACACGGTCGCGTGGTCTTTATTCCCAATCATTTCCCCAATTTTTACTAAAGACAAACATGTATGTTTACGCGCTAACGACATAGCTTCTTGCCTTGCTGTTACTATTTCACGCTTCCTTGTTTTTTTTAGCATATCTTCAACGCTAATATCTCTATTTTCCGCTACAGTATCAACAATTATCTTTAAAATTAAATCCATGTTTTGTTAAATTTTATAAAAATACCCTTGAAACCTTGTTACATTTAGACCGGGGGCTTTTATCAATCCATCACCATTGCCTGTTAGTGTTTCAGCTCCAGGCTCATCGATAACTACTTTAGACGATACTTCTTTATCTACGCTAAAGCATATTTGAACAGGGAAATTAACTTTGATATCACCGCTAACAATTTTAACAGATGCCCGTTGCGTTGCTGCAACAATGTTAAATCCAGCTGCTCGCCCTTTTTGTGCCAACATCTGAATGTTTTCTTGTAAAGATTTGTCAGTACTGGTATGCACATTTTTCATTTTTGGCAGCCCATTTTTGTACATTCCGACTGTTTCCATGCTATAATTTTTTAAAGCATTCCCGCTTCGTGAGAGCATAAAAGCGTCCGCAAATTCATCAAAAATTATAAGTTTTTTAGAATATTCACCATTTTCATAACGATCATTCATTTCCTCAACCAACATCATAGCTTCTAATTCTATATCTGATATATCAGATACTACTTTTACAAATGAAGGAAGAGGTAGTTTTTTAAATTCGTTCTTGGGATCTAAGATAACAATATCTTTTATCCCGGCTTCAATGGCATACATAAGTGTTGATATGAGGCATACAGATTTCCCGGAACCGGTTTGGCCACATACTAAAACGTGCGGAGTTGCTGGACTGTTTAAATCCCAAGCGATAGTATTACCAAGATTATCAACACCAATAGGTAAATTAAACCCATTCAATTCTTTGGTATCCCATCGCAATATATCATCACTATTGTGAGCTGTTTCGATTCCCACATAAGATTTCCCCTCATACACAAAAAGATTTTTTTGAATCCTAACGTTAGGCTGGTTCAAAGCGTTTGCGATGTCTAAATTATATCGCATCACTTTTGTAATAGCTGTCCCGGCACTCACTTCAAGTAAATATGTTTTTGAAGAGTACCCCTCTAATTCGTGAGCCACCTTGGCAGAGATACCAAGCGTTCTCAATACATGTTCTATTTTTTCGCTGTTGGCCATATTTTTATTGGTTAAATCGTATGGAATAAATTGTTCCGTATATTTTTTAAAGTTTTTCAAAACATTTGGGCTTGCAGAAGCAAGCGACACATCTCGTATTTTCCTATGTCTTTCCCGGATAAGATCCTGGTTCTCTAAGAGAATGAGATCGTCGGCTTCTGCTAGCATAGTATTTGTCCAAAAATCGAACAATTCAGCTTTATCTATTAAATTATCTTGATCGTTTATCAGGTAAATATAATCGGGATTTGAAATTGCCTCTATCATTCTTTTTACAGCTTCGTATAACATACTTTCGTAAAGTATACGTGACGACTTATCGAGAACTACAGTGTATTTCCCCAATTGCTTGGAACCATCTCGGTTTTTTGAATATTTATTCTCAATAAACCAGACCTCGTCTACTTTTACATTGTACCTGGTTTCGTAGCCGATTGCATATGTTATAGCTTGCTTTGAATCTACCAACCCTATCTCTGATTCGTTTGTAAATTTAGATCTGGACTTGTGATCTATAATAACAACCTTACCGTCTTTTGTTTTAACCGTTAAATCAATCTTAAGATGACAAGGTAAAGGTATTTCGACTCCATTTATAACAACAAATTCTTTTATATACTCTTCTGCACCAATAATTTCATCTATTTCATCCAGATATACATTTATTTCAGAATAGAAGTTGTTCAAAAGCGAAACAACCGTTTTTTGTGCCTTATCAATGCAAGATTGTACGGTAGGCGTTGTTTTCTGAATTTTCCATTTGGCTGCATCTATTGAATCAATGTATTCAAATGCCTCATGTTCTAAGGTTACTATGTCGTGTTTTACGCCTTCATCCTTAAAAGATGAGAAAAAATATTCCAAAGCTGCATGATAAGCTTGCCCAGAGACTGTTGTAGACGATAGCCTATGTGGCATATTGTATATATACTGCATCTCAAAAGCTTTTTCATTTCTTGCGAATGTAGAGACTTTTGAATATGACCAGCTATATATTAAATAATTCGAAAAATGTTCTTCAAGCTCATCGTTAGTGAGCAACTTATATTTATTCATAATACGATTAAATATATTTCAACAATAGGTTCTCGATCTTGGCCCATGTCGCAGCATCAGCAGCAGCATCAGCATCATAAGCAGCAGCAGCCTTCAATTCATCCGGGCCTATTTTCCCGTCAGCGTAGTCCCTTGCTGCCTTGATTGCCTTGCGGGGCCGGTCGTCTCCGGGGTACTTTTCCTCAAAGGCTGGTAGCGCCAGTTCCGCTACGTCGGCAGAGAAATGCCTAATCTCCCTTTCGTGCCCGGATACTGCACGTAAAGCCCAAACAGCATCTTTTATCCCGTTCGATTCCAAAATTTGCCGAATCGTTATCTCTTCGTTCAAATCCTTTGGAGCGCAGCTCTCTAAGAGATTTTTCCAACCTGACTTGCACGGTTTGTGCTTTTTTATCGTCTTGAATGTCGTTTTCATGTTTTTTGTGTTTTTCAGATTTTTTTTAATTGAGTGCATAAATGCCCTCACAATGTTTTTCTAATGTATTGAATCCTATTGATAGGTAGTCAAGTGACGCTTTACGTCCTTCTTCTCCTTGTTCTTGAAATGTTAAATAGTAATTATGACAAACATCTCTCATATTTGTTATGAAAAAAGTAGAATTATCTGATTTCGAGGGTTTATGGCATGAAAATCTTATCTTGACATTATTATCGAAAATTATGTATTTACTTTCAGAATAAGGGGAGCTTTCTAATTTTATTAGGCTCTTATATTTTAACCGGAACCAATTATAAATTTTATCATAATCCGTGGCAATTACGGAATTATTTGAAATAAATTTTATAATATCATTCCTTATCATATTTATGATTTTACTTCTACCTGTATAATATGGTGTTAACTCTTTCAAAGCTTCTGAAAAATCTGATTTGTAATCACATAAGTCTATGTGTTTAGCGTATTTAGCGTATTTTGCCCTTCTGTGTGCTTCTTTGAATATATGACTTTTGGTTTTCATAACATTGTTTTTATGTTGTTTCTATACTCAAATATACGGACTTTTTTTGAATATGTTGCAAACTTTTTGATGCTTTTTATAAAAATTCACCTAATTTATGAAGAGCAAATACAATATCGGCTTCATGAAATGCATCGTCCGCGCCTCTGTGTATTTCATTGTATTCTTTTTTGGGATAAAAATATTTGTATGCCTCTTCTACTTTTGGCCATTTATACCCACCAAACCTTGACGCTCTACCTATTTTTTGCAACTTGCATATATTTGTACTTAAAAGCATAGGGCAAGGCAATTTTTTGAAAAAAAAAACACCATAACTTTCTAAAAAATCAAAATCAAATTTTTGATTATATGCAGTAACGCCATTTGGGTATTTACTTATTAAACCTTGCAGATCTTCCTTTATTTCTTCGAATAAAACACCGCCCTGTATTTCTTCAACTGTCATATATCCATTACTGACAATCCATGACTTTTTAAGTATTTCAATATCTAGTTCTGGATTTATGATCTTATCAAAAACTATCTCTTTTTCACCTGTGTTTAAATCTAAAGAAACTATCCCTATTTCGGCTATCCTCCCCTTGGGAAGAAAACCGGTAGTTTCTATATCAATAATCAATATTTCCATTATGGCATTTGAGGTGGTTTATTGCCTTTTATATCTTTCTTTCTATCCGCAGGAGCTTTATGTGCTACGGAAAACATTTCATTTATCGTAGAATCCCCATCTTTTATTGCCTGCATCATTGATTTGAGATCAGCAATGTCTTGTATTTTAACATATTTATCTTCTTTTAGGCCTATAGCTTTTCTTACCATATCCTCAGATACATTTGACTTTTGAAAGTGCGTGTATGCTGCGTTCAAAGCTTTATTGAGCTTTTCTTGTGTATCCAAATCCCCTACCATAACCTTAATGGCAAAATCCAGTACTGCATTTGTAATAGGATATGGAATAACATCGAATACGGCATTTCTATATGCAATAGCACGTGCGGCATTGCCTGTCATCGTTATCATGTCGTCATTGTATCGACCATACCGGCCTATTATTGAACGCCTGACTTCAACTTTTATGGCGTTGTTGTTTTCAAGATCAAAACATACGGCCTCGGCAACAACATGTTTGTCAGTTTCAAGCTTGATTCTTGATTCAGATCGGCTGTTACCATATTGCTGCATAATGATTCTTGCCAGATGAACGGACGGGCCAGAGACTCTCTTACCCCCTCGGGGCAAAACATATCTACAAGATTGAGCGACATCTTGGCTTATAGCAACTATCTGATTGCAAGATTCTATTATTTTAGGAATAGATCGCCTTGGGTGCCTTTTCGCTGTTTCAACATGTTTATCATATCCGAAACTTTCAAGCTCTTCAGCTCCCACTTGAGTTATACTAATTTCTTCTTTCATTTTAATTACTTTGTTAAATCGTTTATACTTATGCCTAGAGCATTTGATATATTTTTCAACACACCTATTTTGATGTTAACAGAACCGCCCTCAAGCTTAGCGACCTGTTGCCTGGTAAGACCTATTTTTTCCGCTAATTCACGTTGTGACATGGCCTTTTCTTTTCTGTATGTTTTAATATTTAAACTTACTCTGTTTATAAAATTCTCCATAAGCTATTTTAATTTAAATCAATTGCATTCAAAATGTATCATTAAAGGCCTTGGTAGCCTTTTACCTTCCCAATTTTCGCCTTTTTCATCTAAGAAAATGTAATATGCGGCATTCATTGTCCTGTGGCACACGTTTGTATTTGCCAATGTTATAGGCATGCTAATATTAGCTATTCCTCTGGTCACGCCCATTGAGTTAGTATCAAAATTTTTCATAATCTATCTTTTTAATCTAGTTAGATAATCTTTGTACTTTTTCATTTTAATTAAATGATCGCTCATTTTTTTTATGGTTTCAATAAGTTCCACAATTCAATTTTGGCAGCATAAATTTCCTGTTTAGTTACATATCGAAGGTTATTTTTGTTATCATATTCTCTACGATCTTCCATACTTAATCTTCTGTATTCATGATCATAGATATCCTTTTCTACATTCAGCCATTTACGTTTGCCTTTCTGCTTGTAAAATACATCGACTCGATATTGCATGCTTTCACTTCTATATGAATCAATGTAAGCGTTTACGCAAATTTGGTATAGCGTACCATCTTCTCTTTTTATTATCTTTTCGTGCCTCATAATGGTTTGTTTTTTTATGTTGTTTCTATATTCAAATATACGGACTTTTTTTGAATATGTTGCAAACTTTTTGATGCTTTTTTGTGAAAAAACAAAAAAAAGGCAAGATAAATAATCCTGCCTTCTTAATATTAGTCTTTTAGAATGTTCTATTCTGAGTCGCTTAGCTTATCTTCCAGGTAAATCAACAATCCTGTTTTAACAAGGTTAAGAAAACTTATAATTATAGTTTTCACCCATTCTTTTTCGATCTCGCCTTCAACAATAGTATCAATAATAGCGAATACCTTTTCAACAGAAGTGGTATAATCTTTGTCGCCGTCAAAACAATCATCCACTGCGGCCTGAATTTCATCTTTCCATTCATCAGGGATATATGGAGAGGCCAATTTATTCGTTTGCGTAATTGCCGTTTTTATGAGCGGCCCATCAAGGGCTTCTCCTACTTTACCCATTATTGTACTTTTGAATACCTTTTCGGCATCAAAACCTTTATCTATCGCTTTTGCAATAATTTTTATTTGTTCATCTGTAAGCGTCAATAATTCATTGTCTTTTTTCATACGTATAGAATGTTAATATTAATAATAACTACAATTATTTTTTTGATTTGTCCATATGTGCCCTTCCCGCAACTATTCCTAGAATTGTTCCTCCAAAGGTTATCCATTGCACAGCAGTTACGCCTAAAGCAATAGGGCATATAGGGCTAACAAGCAACAAAGCCACGCTTGAAGCCGTCCCGCAAATGTTACGGATCTTTTTCCACTTTGGGCTTATCGTGCTTGACGATAGCCTTTCCTTTATCTCTTCTTTTATGTTTATTTCTCCCATTTAAGCCACATTACAAATGTAAGTAGAAACATTCCACCCCTTAATATCATTATCTGCCATATTTTTACCCCGGACAATATATTGTTCCAAAAGTCTGTAGTGCCTATATGGGAAATCTGTAGTGCCGTAAAAATATTGAAAGACAGATCAAAAAGGGCTATTCTTAAAAACCAGTACGTAAGGGCCAATAAAACGACTACACGCCAATTTATAGTATAACTTCCCCCGCCAAATACTTTAAGGTTCCATACGCGAGCATACACAAGCGGCAAAGCAAACATTACGGCATGCGCCACCTCTTCTATTGCCTTTGATATTGCTTTATGCCCTTCGTAAAAAAGAGCATCCGTAAGGGCTAATAAAATAATTATAACCGAATAGGATACCGGTATTATAAATTGTTTCATATGTATCTTTTTATTAGCCATTCGGCAAAGTTAATTTCAAACCTCTCGTTTTCATCTGAATCCATAAGCAATTCAACGTCACTTTTACATGTCTGGAAAAGCCATTCAATTAAAAATGAATCATATTTTGGCTTTACGCTTTTGTACCCAGCGATAACAGTAAAATCAGCTTCGTAATCTTCATCGCCATCGCTGTATTTTTGTTTTCTGAAATTATAATCAGGATACTTTTTGTACATAAAACGAAACCAATCCGAAGCTATAGGATCTGAATTATCCTGCCCTTTAGATGTCCATACGGCACCCCCTTTAGCGGTCTCGCACCAGCCGTCTTTATCAGTTATACTGCTAGGCGCAGCATCGTTATGAAGCGGTACCATTAAACAATGGTCGTATGCTTCTGCAATCTTATTATATTGCTTTACACGATATGTCCTGGGTGTTATTTCTTTTTCTAGCTGCACGTATGGAAAGTAAAAATCCACATCTAAATCAAGTGATATTACTTTTTTAATTATGCCTATCTCTCTTGACCTACTCCATAAATATTCTCTGTGTTTTCCGTCAGGAGATCTTTTCCCTTTTGTTTCTTTTCCGTGGGCCGGGTCGAATATGAAAGCGTTGTTCTTTCTTTTACATGCAGGTACTATATCTATTTCCATAAATTACTTATTTCTGTTAATTTCACTCTGATACAGGAACTGAACCATTTTAAACATTTCGTCAAAACGTCTTTCGGTATTTTTATGAATCTCTTCATGAGAAAGTTTGTACGTTTCGACTTTTAAATCAACTTTGGATATTTCAGATTCAATCTTTGAATCTACTTTAGATACTTCTGTGTTAACGTAATCTTTTGAAGCCATGTTAGCCTCATGATCTTTTTTCATCTTCCGGAATGTCGCTCTTACCGCTACAATAGAAGTCACAACCCCAGTAATTGTGACAAACAATGCTATTATAGATACTATTATTCTTGCTTCCATTTACGCCAATTAAAATAACTGATATGTTAAATGTTTTGATTGCAGAATCATATATCATATTTATGATATCTATTATAGACATTGCGCCAAACATGGAAACAGGTATTAAATTTATTGGTTTTTTTGTGCCTAAATATCTTCCTAAACTTATCAAAGCAATACTAAGACAGATATAAACAAAACATATTTCACTAAAAAATCCAACGAAGTAATGCCCTTCCCTCATTAAAAAGAAAGGGCATATACCTATAATCGCAAAAACCAGTCCTGATATATAGAATAATTTATTCATAATAAATCAAACCTCTGGTACAGCATGATCTCCATCATCATCATCTTCATCGTCGTGTGGTAAGCGAAAATGCCATTCTTCATTTTTCATAATGTCTGTTTTTTAATTAAACGTTATTAATAGCCGTAAAGTTATGTATTTTTTTATTATAAATCGTAAATAACAGTATAGCTTGTCCAAGGCGATACATCATATCCGGTAGCGCCAACCGGCACATGTATTTCATTTATGTTAAACAATGCATTAGTGCCAGTTGATGGAGCTATGTCTATATAAATGTTCAAATCATTTGATATAGTCCCAATATAGAACCAATTAGCCTCTATGCTTGTAACTTGCGAGTTTATATTTACGTCATTTGCTAACGCTCCGTAAAACATGCCTACAGGCAAAGCAGTTACATTAGCAGATACATTAACGGTTGTTAGATTTGTGTTAAACCTGAAACTATTCCGCCCTATATAGGTAATGTTAGCTGGGATATCAAGAACGCCTGTAAGATCGGCATTCCAAAAGGCTGCCGTATCAATGTCAGTTATGCCAGTAAAATCGACACTGGTAAATTCAGTGTCCCTAAAGGCATTCGTACCTATATATGTTAATGTAGACGGAAAAGCAGGTATAGGGCCTGTAGCGTTATAACACCCACAAAATCCACATACTATATCTGTTAAACCAACTTCACCAAATGAGGTTATTCCCGTAACCTTCGCTGTATCGCCCGTAAAATCAAAAGACCATGCGGTCATTGTTCCAGTGATAGATATCATATATTCACCTCCAGCAGCGTAAGTATGCGTAATGTCAGGATCATTATAACTAGTAATTTCTGATTCGTTGCCGTCTCCCCATTCGGCTGTCAAATCGTAAGTACCAGAACTTTTAAGAGGTAAAGTGAACGAATCCCCAGTACCTAGATCAGTATCTATTGTTATTGCAAAGGCATCTTCATCAATTGCGGCTTCTGTATTGGCCAATAAAATATCAAATGCCTGTCCTTTTACAAAGGAAGCTAATAATAAAAAAAGTAATATATTAAAATGCTTTAACCCCATTCTCTTGAGCATCAATAAATTCCTCGTCATATTGTCCCATCAATTCTGCTTGCGCAGACATATCTAAAATTTGCTTAATCTGAGTGCCTGTAAGTATGCTGCCTATCCACATTTGTGTAAGGGTATAACAATATCCGTTATACGTGTAAAGGCCTGCCCGGTTGAACCAAAACGCGTAATTCATTGTCTGTAATCCTGTTGAGCTTACGTATTGATAATATGGAAGAGATGTTGATACATTAGAAGCCAATGCCGATTCGGGAAATTTTAAAACTAAAGTGGCACCGGTTACCGATCCGTCATTATTTAATATGGAATCCAATTCTGCTTCGTCCGGGTTCCATTTTATCAGATCCACGGTATACATCGTGTTTCCGTTGGTTTTTACCGGGTTAGAGAAAGTCCCGTCAAAAACATTGTTATACACCATCGCGAATAGTGAACTGTCAACTTTTGCTTTTTGTGTTTTGATAGTAACACGTTGGGCGTTTGACGTAAGGCTAATAAATAAAGCCATAAAATAAAAGATAGCAATTTTTTTCATGATTATTAATTTTGATTTACAAATACTGTATATATTACCCTGCTAGGTGATTTTACAAACTGCACATATGAACCGGCTTCTGATCCTGTATCAAATTCAAGTGTATTGTATTTTGTGCCCCATCCGGAGCCAACAGATATCGTGTGAGATCCTGTCGCATCCTGGTTTATTTCTAATGTAGAAGTACCATAAGGAAGCCCAGTAATATTTATTGTTATGTTGCCTGTTAATGTTATATATCTATTGTGAGGATTTCCATCCGTAAAATCTATGCTTTTAGTTGAGGAATAAGTTTCCTCATACCAATTTATTTCAATCTCACCGTTAAATTCGGCTTTGTCGCTTACATTCATAGTATCTCCTTTAATTTTATCAATTGTAGCACTATCGGAAACTATACTATCAGATTGCACGCTTTCAGTTATTATATTATCTATATTAAAAGTACTAGTACTAGTACTTAATGTTGCTATAGGATTATTAGAAGTATTTCTCCAAGTAAAATCAATTACTCTTACATCTAATTCTCTATCAACTAAAGACAAATAACCACCATTAGTACTTGTTAAATATAAGTTTGGCGAATTTATATTTATTTGGCCAACACCTTCACCTCCTAACTGTATATAATCAGGTGTGGTTGACGAATAGATTGTTGTATATTCCGTAGTACCAGTAGGTTTTATAATGTATATAGGATTATCAGATTTTGTTCCAATCCACAAGGTATCTTCACTTGCTATTCGAAAATGACCATCAAGATTTAAATCTGTTGTCAAGTTTGTAAAGCCACCATATGTATTTATGTATAAATTACTCCCAGAACCACTTCTATTTATACCTAACCCGAAATATTCAGTCCATGAGGGTAGTGTCAATAATTTAATGTCAAAATCATTATCCAGGCCCGTGCCAATATTAAGGTAATCATTGCTTCCAAAATATTTTTTTTCTATCAATATGTCGTACCCTTCAGGACTCTTGATTTTTGATGTCGTTACGCTATCGTTAAAAACTGCCTTTGCCGCTACTACACTATCAAAGCTGGTGTTATGTACAACGCTCACTACGCCTGCTGAATCTTTAAACGTATTTTCCCTAAATTCGACAGAAGTTTCTGCATTGTTGACAAATAAAATTTTATCCCCATCTCCTGAATATGAGTTCGGGGTATCGCTCAAATCCAAAAAAGATCCTGCACTTTCACCTCCTTTACTTCCCCCTCCTATTACTCCGCCTCGCCAATCTATAAAATCAACTGGATCTCCAAGCTCGTTTGTAGCGCTCACAACCCTAGCTTTAACAGAGTTTGCGTAAGAATCAGAAGTTTGATAAATAATCGAATATAACAATATCGATTCACGGCCTGGGATGGCTCTTTTTAATATTTCTTTACCTTCTACTAAGGCGCCATCTTCTGCATCTGCTTTAAGCGCGTATTTATTTTGACCTACTACAGCAAATATTTTAAGCGAATCTGCAATATTGTTAAGGGCGAATATATGGCATAACACGAAATTGTTATTTGTGACAGTTACCAACGTGCCTGTTTCAACATCGTTATAAACCAACCGGCCTGTTGAGCCAACCCCGGCTGTCATGTCTGTTAAAACAGGAAATCCGGGTTCATATATCCTTCGTGCTAAATTCAAAGTTCCTGACAAATAATATATAGGAATATTATCGCCTTTTTGAATAGAAGGTGTTGTTTCAAATATATCCTCATTATTGAAGCCACCTGACGTTACATTAAATTGAGCTGTCGTATCAAAATCGCCATCCCCATCTGGTGTAATTCCCGTTATATTAATTCCCGTGGAATACAAAGCCCCAAGTGTAAAATGAAGATATTCATGTATAAAAGGATTTATATTATATGTATGCCGTTGATTTCCCAGATATAAATGTACGTCATCGGTAGCATTCCAATAAATTTGACTTACAATTGTAAAATTACGATATATATCCCTAATTTGAGATTCATTAGCTTGATATATCGTTTTTATAGAATCTTGATCATAATAAATTGTATGTAGGCCTTCTATATCAGGAATTTGAATTGAATCAACATCAATTGTATATTTTGAGCCATCTTGATAAAAAAGGAAATCGCCACCAACTGGCTCTATTTTAAAATAACGCGTTGCATCATCAAAGCTTAAAATTGTATATGAATTTGAATAATCAGGAAACCCGAAAACTTTTACCGGCTCCCCTCTACTGTCTTGCTTTAATGCCCATGTAGTGTCAGATGTTGGTATTATTGATACGGATGAATTATTAACATTATTAGTCAAAGTATTCACCTCGTTAATAGTTTGACCATTAAATGCGTTAAGAGTATATTGCCCTTTTCCGTAAAGTATGAATATAATTTCTTTTACATCATCTGTGTAGTTAACTAAAGCAGCATCAGGCAGATTAATATTTATTTCGCCATTATCGGCATTTACTATAAATATTTTGTTTTTTTGATATTCTGAACCTAGCGTTGTGTCATTGTTGATAAATTCAATTTCATTAATTGCCGCCCCTCTTCCGTAATTAGCCGTATCTACGGTAATACTTCCGCTACCAATACTGCTCATGTCAACGCTTATTTGGCATTCTCCGGTTATTACACCTGAATTGTTCAGATATTCTACATTGTAAGTAATATAATTTCCTGAATCTGAGATGGGCCCATTTATTTTATAATTTATATAATTTGTACCGTCCGAAATCGAAACAAAGGCCCCGGTATCAGCTATCACAATAAAATTAGATTTATCCTCTGAAGATTTATCAAAAGCATCAATGTATATTTGCGTCACATTTGAATATGTGGCACTATTGAACCTAAAATTACCAGCACCTGGCCTTTCATTAACGATCAATGTGCTGTAATTGTACACGTAATTGAAAGGTAAAAAAAGCTGTGATTCGTTTATTAATTCCCTAACCTCTCTTATGCTTATCATAGTATCTGTAGTGCCAAACCTTTGTACTTTTAGGTAATCGTCGGTTATTGACCATTCATTGCCAGCAGCATTTACAGTAAAATCCCCATCCGTGTCAAGATTCATAGAAGTTGAAGAATAAACATTAAATATGTTCATACGGTTTGTAGAGGTTCCTAAGTTGATATTGTTTCCCCCTCCGGTAATGGTTGTGTTTTCATCAAAAGATCCACCAAGTTTAAAATCCTGATCGTCTTTCGTGATACCATTTGAAGCCGTTGTTAAATCTCCACTGACAAGATCTAAAATATATGCCCCCAATGTATCCCCTCTAAAATATATTTGATCGTCAACTTCTATGATGTCAATTCTTATCTCTTTCTGCCCATATACATAAATAGGGGCTATAAAAGCCATCAAAATAAATAATTTCTTCATATTAAAATGTTTGTTGATAATTGTTATTGTCATTCCTGGATAAATTTATTGTAACATTTGCAATTTCTGTGTTATCAATAAGTTCATAGCTTAAATCACTAAGATTATACCTTTCATCATTATTTATATAAAGATGATCGCAACTTAATTGATGAGCTAAGTTAGAAAGATACTTCACATGAAAATTTGTCAAAGTCAATGTTGCGTTAAGTTTAGGCGTAGATTTTGTATTAAAAGAATTATTCGGTTCATCGACAAATTCGTCAATGTCAAAAGTTGGCGCATCCTCGATTAAGTATCCTGTGTAATATACGCTTGGAGCCCAAATTTGTGTTGTTTCATTAGCAAAATAGACCCCTCCGTTTCTGTTAAATGTGTCGTAATATGTTAATTTAACCAAATCTTTTGTTTTTGACCAGTCTTTTACATAAAATGTATCCGATTCAACATATCCAATACCTTCAACAAAAAACCTATAATAAAAGACCCCTGTATTTTCAAAATTTGTTTTTGCAACAAAAATGCTATCATTCACCCATCCAGAAGGTGTTACATCTTCAAATTCAAACGTTTTTACCGCCTTGTTTGTGACAGCATCCCTTAAATATACATTTAAATCTCTCGGGTCTTGATTAGCGATTATCTGTATTTCATTTTGAGCATTTATATCAAAATCCGGGTAATAATTAGCCGGATATATCCCTTTTTGATAATATTCATTTAGCCTCATCTTATCAGGTACAGGAAGCCTGTTTACATAATCTATATCTTTAGTTACGTGTTGATACTTAAGCTGGCTAGATCTTGGAAATACTGTACTCATATGCTCAATCTATTTTCGTTAGCCCTTACTAATTTATATTTAGCCGTACCCTTTTCAACGCTCCCGTTAATTTCCCAAATATAACCATATTTTGTTATATTATTTGCATCTACAAACCTAAGTACCCTGTGTGGATCTTTTTTTATTTCTGTACGTATACTATTGTTGTAAAGCGATGTAAATTCGTAAAATTCTGGCTTTGTCATCTGCTGATCGTATTGTTCTATGTCGTCAAATTCGTTCACATCATTGCCGGTTAATTGATCTCTATACGAAATATTTTCATCCTTTTCAGAAGACGTAAATTGAGTTATTTCATTAGAATCCTTAAAAAGTGCAGCCTGATATAAAAGGCTCATATTTCTTTGTAAGTTTTGTCTCGGCGTTTTTTCAAGATTGTAATATTTGTCCAACCCAGAAAACCCACTTAGGTTTTGTAAGTCGCCCTGTAATGTCTGATAATCATCATCAACACGTGTAATGTATATTTCGCTGTCATATTTTGTATCAGTACTAGAACCTACGCTATCGCGGTTGCTTCTTCTTGCTAATTCTATACTTATCGAACTGGCATTTATAGGACTTCTAAGATCAAGCTTATTCGATGTTTCGATTGATATCTGATGCGATGTTTTAGTATTTATCTCTTTAGCTCCTTGAAAGTCCTCATTTTCAAAAGACGGATATCCACTCTCTATTTCATTAAAATAAAAATCCTTTGCCGGGGTTATGTCTAAGTCTGAAATTTCAGTTAAAATAAAAGGGAAAAATGAAGTCTTATAAAACTTTTCTATACTGTCAATATAAAACCTATCGTTTTTTGAATCAAACCACATCCCGATAGGTGTTATCGATGATAAGCACTGGAATAAATCCCTAAAAGGGATATTCAAAGCTTTATCAACTATCTGTCTTAGTTGATAGCCGTTTGTTAAATGGTTGTATGATAAAAACCCAGAACTCGTGTATGTCTGAAATTCAGAATCGACATTACCCAATATAGGCGCATACACAACATTACTTGTTGTCTTGCTTGTCATAAGCTGTATTTGTCGCGTAATAGCCTCATGAACCATCATGCCTTTTATTGTATTGTCAGGCCTTCCGGCTGTTCTTTCCGTAAATTTAAAACTCCTTATATAATTTTGGTTCGTAAAGAAATTAAAAGAAGCTGCCACAACTTTATTGGCAACATAAGATCTTAATTGAGCTTTTAGCCTAAAATCTGCTCTATAACCAGGGGGCATCGGAAACCCTAAATTCCCCGACACGGGATCGAAATTTTCAAGATCAAAAGTGTCTCTTATTGTTATATTAGCGAGATTGGTAACAGGTGAAATTCCCCCAGTATATTTAAAAAAATATGAATTACTTCCATTATACAATGGAATATTCGCCGTTAATAACGCTCCTTCATCATCGTAAATATTCACCAATAAAGAAAGCCATATATTGTAGTTGCTACTTTCGCTATATATTGAAATATTTATGTTTGATACATAATCAACTAAAAACTCGCGCAAATATGTCGTTTCCTCTTCAAGCGTATTCTCATATAAATAAGCCGTTTCATTAGTATCAGTAACTATAAGCCGATCGTCCATGTCGTTAGAAACTGAAAAGCCTTTATAATTTACATATTTTATGTCACCATTGCCTGTATTGCTGGTAACTGTTAATTGACGTGTATCGTCGGTAAAAGGGTTGTTAAAATACCCTGCTGTTTCAGCATCAAGGTAAATATCTATCTGTTTATACAAAGCTTCTCTGTAAGCATTAGAGAATGCTTTTACGGCTATATTATCAGATGATATCAATTTAAACAGATCGTACTCTATTTTATCCCTCGTCAATAATTTATTTACATCGCTTGAATCAACAGTTTTAATTTCAAAATATTCGTCCATCCTCTTCCATCCGGTATCAACATCAAAATCAAATTTGTTATATGAATGTTCTTCGTAAGCATTAGTATATGGATTCAACAATTCAGTTTTCCGGTAAAGATCTGCTTTTACGCCTTTTGCTTCGTAAGCATCAACAATAAATTGATAGCCACCGACATCATTTGATAATTTTGGGTATTTTAACGATATTTCATCCTCATATAATGTTCCATGATAATCTTCATGCCTATATATACGTTCTTCAACGCTGTCCCATCCTCCGGGGTTTACGTCCATAACAAATGATTTGCCACTATCTTTATTTATTAATGTATGCTTCCAACGACGTATATTTATCATTCCCAGCGTATTTTTTTGTTAATCAACGTTTTGTTCACGCCTCTTTCCTTATCCCTCAAAGATAGGCCTTTTGGCGTAACTTGCCAACCGGATGCCTTATTGCTTTTCAAGATAGCCTGCCTTGTTTTTCTTTCTTCCAAGATCAACGTGTTAAATTGTTCTGGTGTTATGCCGCCTTGCAATATAGCCTGTGTTTCCGCACTGTCATTACTGAATATTCTTGTTCCCTTTGGTAAAAACATATTTGTTTCTTTATCCGGAGTTAAAAACCCTTCCCCGGACGGCAATATTCCAAGCTCTGAACCTAGCTCCGATACAGTAGCCAACATATCCTTGTCTGTGCCTGTAGGGCCTGTACCATCCTTAAAAGCTCCGAGAGGCGTAGCGGCAATTGTAGCAGCTTGAATAGCCCCTTGCGCGAGAACATAGGGTAAAAAAGGAATTCCAAACGTTTTAGGGCTTGCCGCTATTGCTCTTATAGCCCCTTGCGCTGTTTCAATCGCCACGGTATACAATGCTTTTTGTTTTTCCGCCTTGGCCCTTTTCTTTTCAGTAGCTGCCTCTAATTCCGCAATTGCTTCTTGGTATTGAGATTCAGATATTTCCCCCTTATCCAGCCTATTTTGCAAAACTTCCGCTTTTGCGTCTTGACTTGTCTCATATTCAGACAATTCTGTATCTATACTACTAGTAAGCAAATCAGAGGCATATTCAGCTGCCGAACTTATCGCCTGTTCGGCTAATTCTTTTTTAGCTTCTTCGGTATCCTCTTTTAATTTTATTTCTTTAAGGGCAGCTTCCGTTAATATACGTAATCTTTCATTCTCAATAAGATTTAGTGAATCTATCACCATATCATATTCTTTATCTACCTGATTGGTTATTGAGTTCTCATATTCTTGATTTTCGTCTTCAAGATTTTGCAAAAAGGCTGCTTGCTCTTTTTCCCTTATTGTATCAAGATACTTTGCCCTACGTTCTGCCAATCTTAACAATATTTCTTCTTTTCTGCTTTCACCTTCAATTTCAGCAGCTATATTTTCGCTTATTTTTTCTTCTTGTTCTTCTAATATAGAAGATATTTCTTCGAAAGCTATACCATATAATTCACCTATCCTTTTAAATTTTTCTTTCGTGTTATTTACTTCTTCTTCGTTGTTTTCAACCGTAGCTTTATTGATGCTATCTACTAAATCAAGGTTTAATTCTTTAACTTCAAGAGCTTGCTGTTCGCCTTGATTCATTATATCAAATCTTTCTTGCTCTAATTTAGAACGTTCAATTTCAGACTGAACTAATCCCTCTTGAGCCTCTAATTCCGCTTTTAATAAGTCGTTAATTTCTTCTTGAAATGCCTGTTGGATTATTTTTATTCTTATTTGCTTATTGACTGCTGTTTGCGCGGCCTCTATTTCTTTAAGGGTAGATTCTTCGGTTAAAAGGTTCGGTAAATATTCTCCATAATCTGAATTGATTTTATCTATCAATTTATTTCTAGCTTCTTGGGATAAATTAGTGTCTTTTAAGGATGTAAATAATGTGTTTAATTCCTTGTTTTCAAGTTGATATAAATTTACCTTTTTTTCCTGTGGTTTAATTGATTCAGTTATATTACTAGTAAATCGTGTAAATATTTGTACGGCTTTTCGTAAAAGATTAGTGTTATCTCCTATAGTTAAAACAAGTCCTTCCCAAGCAGATTTAGCTTTACCAACGTCACCCGCAAGATTATCGGCCATTATGTCGGCCATTGTTTGCGCTGCGCCTGCGGAAGATCTAAGTGATTTCTCAAGCCTATCTGATTTTTCTGTATTGTCTGCTAATATCAATGCCGCCGTTGCACCTCTTTTACCAAAAAGATTTAAAGCGGTAACATTTTTGTTTGTTGAATTATTTATAGCTTCCAGACCTTCATCCCAGGTCATGCCTTTAGCGCTTAACTCTAAAAACATATTTCTTAACGATGTGCCAGCCGTAGAAGCGTCGAGTCCAGCGTCGCTCAACACACCTAATTGAGCGGTTGTAAATTCAATATCCTTATTAAATGATTTGGCAACAGGCGCAGCAATTGCCATTCCTGTTTTAAACTTCTCCATATCCAAAGCCGAAGATGTAAATGATTTTGCCATTACATCTACTACTCTTTGAGTTTCTTTAGTATCCATACTGAAACCTCTAATAGTAGATGCTGCAACCGTGGCAGATTCGGCTAAATCACTCCCGGCAGCTATCGATAAGCCTATTGTAGCCTCTGTAGCATTTATTATTTCTTGTGTCGAAAATCCTAATTTTGCAAATTCTTTTTGAAGTTTAGCAACGTCCAGAGCTGATTTTTGAGTTGAACTTCCTAGTTCTATTGCGTTATTTCGTAATTTTTGAAAATCTCCTATAGTAGCCCCTGTAATAGCTTTTACCTCTGATAAGCCTTTTTCAAAAGATGTTATGGATTTTAATGCGTTTTTGAATACTTTTATCGTTGCCTGTATAGTCATTTGTATAACTGCCTGTGCGCTGGCAATACCAATCCCCATAGCTATACCTTGTTTAGCCAAGCTTTTAAATCCCCTAGATCCTTTTTTTACAGATGAGTCTATCTTAGATATACTTGAAACTAAGCTATCGATTTCTTTTTTTAATTTTTTTCCTTCGGCTGTATTTTGTTTTCCCTCGGCGGCTAAATTTTTATAACTTGAAATTAAATCAGAAACACGACTTTTTTGCTTATCATAAGCACCTGTTAACCCTTGCTCTGCTTTTACAGCTTCACGCGTAGCCTTTTTTTGCTTTTGTAATTGCTGTCTTAGCCTCTCATTATCTATTGCGGCAGAACTTTGAGCCTGCTTCAATTGTTCTTTTAACTTTATTTGCTCTTTTTCAGTAGCAGAAAGCTCTACTTTTACTTTTTTTAGCCCTAATTCCTCTTTTGCGGCGTTTTGGGTAGCCTTCTTTTGTTCTTGTATTTTTAATTTTAATTTCTCATTTTCTAAAGCCTCTTTACTTTCAGCATCAATAAGCTGTTTTTTTAATTTTATGCTTTCTTTTTCGGTTGAAGAGAGTTCTTTTTTAGTCTCTTTAAGATTTTTTACCGCAGCTTGTGATTTTTTTACAGACTCAGAAAGGGATACAATTTTAGTTTCGAGATTTTTGGCTGTTTTGGTGTTTTCTTTTCCTTGTGTTACAAGATTTTTATATTTTTCCTCTGCTTTTTTTAATTCTTTTATTTGATTTTGGTGCGCTGTTGTAAGGTTAACCTGTTCTTTTGCCCATTCAGAATTAGCTTTTTTTTGCGCTTTTATTTGTTCTGTTAGTTTTTGATTTTCTTGAACTCCAGTTTTTCTTAAATTAGAAAGTTGATTTAACAATTTTACTCTTTGCTGTTCTGTTGCACTTAATTCTTTTGTTGTTTTTTCCCCTGCTTCTTGTTTTTTTGTAAGTTCTTCTTGTGATTTTGAAACTTTTTTATTTTGATCATTAAGTTCCAATAACGATTTTGCCAATGCGTCAACATTGGTTTTCATTTCTTGCAGCAAAGGAGTTACGCTTTTTACTGCCGATTCGACGTCTTGGAACTTTTCACTCATATCACATAGCTTTATTTAACTTCTTTCTTTCTTCTATAGCTTTTATCCTATTTTCGTAAGCTATGAATTTTGATACCGTTATGTTATAGTCTAATGTGCAATTGAAATATGTCTCAATTGACACACACATTTCTTCAAATGTCGTAGGCTTTTTTTTACTTTTACCTTTTTCTTTTTCCTGTGCAACTTTCCGGTCAAATATTAAATTGTTGAGTTTCCTTTGTACTTTTTCTTTGTCGTTTTGCTTTATGCCCGTTTCTTTAACTATTTCAATTGCATCCAAGGGAGAAATATCAAATAGGTAAAGAAGGCCGTAAAAAAAACGTATATTATTAATTTCGTTTAATTCCCGGCTTTTTTCCATTATTGAATCCACATAAGATGTATCTCCACGGAGTTCGCTAACTTCTTTAAGTATCTCATCCATTGCGATATAAAGTTTAGCATCCGTGTACGAATCATCCCAAACATCATCAATCAGTAGATGCCTTACTTCTTGTTCGTTTAGTGCCGCTATCAGTTTTCGCATTGGCAGCGTCTGACATTTTTTGTGATACTGCAGCTTTATCTGTTCTTTTTTCGGTTTTTCTACCTGTTTTTGGCCCCTCGATAATAATTTCTTTATCATTCGCTGTTACTTTATATGTATATTTTTCCCCGAAAAGCTGAAAACTTTGCAATACGCCTTTTTTTGTCACGTAAAATGTCTGGCCAACTGCTTTTACTGCTTTTTGCTTAGCTATAATTAAACTCATTTTGTTATTTTTTTATTAATTAAATCCACTACATCGGCATCGATAATTTCTACTAGTTGCCTTTCAGTTGTGCCGTATATATCTACAGTATATTTATCCGTAAGCTTATCGCTTTTCCAGTCCGTAGAATCAAAGACAATCCCATCTCCTTGTACATCTGCAAAAACACCTGAATGGTGATCTCCTGTAACTTCTAAATCCGGAACTTTAAAGCCCTTAAATTCGGCATAAGTTGGCGAATAATCAGGTTTTATCGGATTACCATTTGAAAGTTTATGGTTTTCCAGATTTTCAACATTGGCGTCGGCAAGCTCCCCTTCACGAGAAGCTGCCGCCTCCAATATTAAACTTTCGGCATCCAAGGCCATTACGTTTTTATAGAAACTATCAAATGTCATTAAGCTGCTGATAATGTAACAGTATCGGAATAATACAAGCTGTCAGCATTTCCTATTGCTGTTATACTTCCGCTCGTCATTGTTGCCCCTGTATCAGTTATAGTATAAGTGCCTTCGGTTGAAGTAGCAACTACTGTGACTGTTACGGTATCACCATTCTGATCAAGAACTACAATATCGCTTGTGCTAACATTAGGCATAGGTACACTTTTGCCAGTTGTAGGATCTACATAAGCAAAAGCACATGTAAATGCATTTGAAGCGACAGTGCTAGGTGTTAACGTGATTTTAGTCATTGGCTGGATAATACTTAAGGGGTTCCAGTCCAATTCGGGCCCAATTGCATACCTTGGCGTTTTGTTAAATTCAAAATGATCGTCAAACATCACCCTTACTACTGAATATTCAACGGTATCAGTAGTGAAAGGCATCTGCCTTTTTTTCACTGTCATAGATCCAGAATACCCCGTAACCGCATTTCCATCAGGTGTGGTTCCGGCAATAGTCCCGAAATTGTCAACCATGTAAAATTTAAACTTTTTGTTGTTGTAAGACAACAAAATACGGTTTTGATCCGGTGTCATAGCCATCATAAATTGAACTCCATATTTTCCGTCTTCTTGCAAGAAAATATTCCCGGCGCTTGATGTTACTTCAGTAGCTTCGGTTGAAGCGTCTTCGCTTTCTTCATAAGGGATTAGTGGAAAAATATTTTGGTTAAATATTTCCTCTTTCCATTTGTCCTCATCTTGAAAATCAGCCAAAGTAGCAAAACTTTGCGATATTTTCGCCGGATGAATAGCTCTAATTGTCTTAAGCAAAGGGGGTTGAAGACACCCGCCATTCCCAATGCCATCTACTTGATTCGGGCATGTCCCTAATTCCATAATTATAATTATTTATTAAACATTAAAAAACTCCTTCATATATATGATAGTTGTTGAAACTTCACCGCCATTGACGGTAAAAAATAAAGTATCGTTTGTTAATTCGTAATTCCCGGTTATAACTATCCTTTCGCTACCTGTTATTTCTCTTGATGAAACAATGTCGTCTAGTCCAGATTCTGTACCTACGCTAACAGTTGGATTTGTTGTAGTACTTGTTTTTAACAAACCAATCATAAACAGATAACTGTTCTCTGATTGTGTGATCTGAAAACTACTAACATCTCCTGTCCTTCTTACAAAAGAAAATTGATTTGAAATATCAGAAATTTGCGTTTGAATAGTTTCAATATTATCTTCATTAGCCGTAATTCTGTCGCGATCTTCTTTTAGCCACTCTGCTTTAGTTGTTACCGCATCTTCGTAGCCAGACACGCCAACTTCACCTGAATATACAAGCGCGCCATCTGAAATTTCATTAACCCTGTTAGGTATCTGCTCTATATTTAATCCGACTGCCATATCAATTTATTGTTATTTTAATTGAATTTATCAAAATGTCTATCACATTATTGTATTCAAAATACAAATCTTGTGATGTAACAGTAAATGTTGTAGTTGATATTCCAGATGTAGTTATAGTAACAAGTACTGTTGTACCATTTATTACTCGCATATAACCACTACCGTCAACTGTTATTGCTTCAACATCGACTATAAGATCAAAACTTTCTCCTGCAGGTAAATCCCCCAAATACATATCTGTTTGACGCCCATTTACAACAATATTCCATTTTTCTGAATCTGGATTTGTCATAATTTCACTGCCTGTCAGATCTATTTGTCTAAAAGGAGGTGCATATGCAACAGGGTTAGATCTCATTAAATACATAGCCTCCATATTTGCTTCAAAAAATAATTCTGTAATATCCCAGGATACATTACCAATATACAATTCTCCATTTATTGTGATAGTTCCGGTATCCTCAAATGTAGATGGCCAGCTATATACACCATTGTTAAAATATGTAATATTACTTGGGTTTCCGCTTGTTGCTGAAAAATCAGCTATGTCAACATCTTCAACAGGGTTATCGTTCACGTCCAAAACCCTTATGTACATTTCACGCCTTCCTCCTCCAAGATCTACGAAGCCTCCGTAAACAATAGTGACAGGTAATTTTTCGTCCATCAACAAGAAATTAGTATCATTCATCAATAAAAAGTTGTCCCCAGTCATAAGTAAAAATCCTACACCTTCTTTTAGGGTGTATGTATATTTAAAAGCTTTACACCCTATATAAAGGCGGCTTTTTACAAATATAATTGCGGATGTAATTATATTATCAAAATTTGATAACGTGTAATAACCACCACTTGGAACAAAAGTACTAAAGTTTATGTAACCGTTAACCTTATCATAAATTGTTATTTCAGATGCGGTAATGCCTGATACTAATGTGCCAAGATATTTAACTGTCATGTAAATTGAAGCTTGGGAAAAAGAGAGTTCAATTGTAACAGGTAGCCTATCCATTTTTTTTACCGGCCAATCAACTTCTACTTGATATCCATATGTGTTTAATTCGTCTGAATCAGCATGCTCAATAAATATTTCCGAATTACCTGCTTGGTTCTTTTGAGAAAACATAAAAGGTTCTGGCTCAAATGCCGACAGTTCAAAGCCGGTTATAATTCCATTTTTATTAACCGCCCTCAACATGTAATTAGTTGCATATATTGCGAATAATTTAGAGCTTGCCAGTTCGTTAACTAAAATGTGGTAAGACATCGCCCAATTGAATAAAGGTCTATGCCTGTACACACCCTTTTTGCTTTTCCAAGTAAAATCCTGCAATGAAGTGGTAAGTACGTTACTCTCATCTTCAGGGTTAAATTCTTCAATACCGTGAAGCGGGAATATGTTAAGGCCTAAATTATCGTACCAAAAATCCTGATCCTCAAATTCATCTTCTGTAAATGAAAATCCCTCCAAATGAACAAACAGGCTTTCGGGCGTGTGCATCGTCTCTAAATTGACAGAAGCGCCGCTTAGTGTGTCTGGTGGTGTTATATATAATTTGCCTACGCTCATTAACAGTTAGATGCTTGTTTATATACGTTTATATTTTCAGAAATTATTTCTATTCCGTCTAAGTAGTCATTAAATATGACCCCAACATTCCCAAATATCTCCGAAGCCCCCCAGGAGTATCTGTCATATTTATCATGGGGCCACAAACTTCTAGGCTCAAATCCAAAATATTTATATTTTTTTACCTCTTCAATCAAGAGGTCGTAAATAGGGTAAAGTATCGGCTTAAAAGTATTGTTAGTCCGGTCTTGTGACGTATATTCTTTTTGCGTGGATGTTACTATTAACAATCTAGGGGCAAAAGTGTATTGATAGTTTACACTAGTTCCGTGCGTTTCTTTCTGATCAAGTATAAGGCAGATAAGCGGATATTTGCGGAATTTATTGACATCGTTGTCATCCTTAGCAGTAAGTTTAGATAAAATATCTAAAATATGCCCATAATCAAAATATGGTTCAAGGTTGTTGGCCTCATCATATTTTGCTCTGACATTTGCCACTATTTCTTCAAACATATCAACGCTATATCTCATATGCCTAAATAATTTATTCTTTTTTGTGGCTCGAATATCCAATTATTGAAATCATCTATTTTAGCTAATAGATAATTAAATGCAGATGGATTTGGGTTTTCATGCCTATAATTTGAACTGTCAAGATATGCTTGATAGTTCGAAAGATTTTTAAAAGTAGTCCCGTACCATTCAAGCATATTATTCCAGGCCATTACCAACCTCATCCTTACATCTACGCTTTCGGAGTTTTCCGCCTTGGTTGATTTATGCCCAACAGTTGTAATCTGGGTGTTATTGAAATTTAGATAATTAAAATACACATAATACGCAATCAAAGATTTTTTAAGTTCCTTATCTCGCAGGCCCGGCCATTTAGCATTAACCGTATAACCTTGGTATGTTTCAAAAGTAAACACATCTCCATCCACCAACTTTACAAACCTCTCGGTTTGCGGATCACCGTCAACAATATCATCGACTAATTCCGCATACAAAGGGTATCCTAACAATTTTATAAGGATTTCTTTTTCATATAAATCGATGTATCCTTGTATATTGTTAAGCATCTGTGAGGTCAAATTAACATCTCCGATGAAGTATGTATTATCTATAAGCATTATGAAAGCTCTTTTAACTTTTTATTGTAAGCGTTAACCACGACTTGCCTGGTATCGCCTTTGTATTTTTCGAGTTCCTTTATATTTGTTATGCCGGTTATTTCTTTTGCGGTTTCCTGCGCTGTTTGTTTTTTTTCTTCCAAATCTAAATTTTCACCGTCTTTTAATTTTGCGCCTACCTTATCTATAAGGTATTTAGCCTTTAAGGGCGAAACTTTATATTCAATGTTGTTTTTGCTTATTACGCAGACTTTTTTCATATCGTAATTTTAAAGTAAAAGAAAAAGGAAGGAAGGGTATTCCCCTCCTCCGTTATTAATTTTCCTTGGTGTAAAGATAGAGTTTTGGCACTGTTACAGCAGTCCCGGACGTAATGAATTCATATTTTACGTAAGGGAACAAATAACTGTCAAAATGCAACACCTCGGTATCCAACCCATCGGCTGTAACCCCTGACACAGTTATGGTGCCTAATGTGGAATCGTAAGCAGCCCCATCTATAGATGCATAAGCGGTCAAAACACCTCCTGCGGTACCGCTAACATGATCTATGTAAAGTTGCTGCGAAAAATCTTGCTGCACATCACCTTTAACACGCAATGTGTACACTGCCGTATCAACATTTGTAAGGGTGTCACTTGAACTTCCCCACAAGTACACATAAGAGGGCCCGTTAATAGTACCATCTGTGGCAACACTAGATACACGTGTTTGCGCTTCTAGATTAAAAGCGGCAAACACCAATAAAGTAGACAATAATAGAATATTCTTCATAATTATACAGATTTATCAATTACATCGATATCAGTATCCGGATCGCTTGAAACAATAATAGCTGCAGGTTTGCCAACGCCAAATGCAGCTCGCATTTCAAAGACAATTGTACGCATGCCTTCTGTCAAATCATCCCCATTAAGGCCGATTTCGAAATTAATGTCTTCGCGCATACCAATTTCAGCAGCTTCGTTCCACATTACTGTAACACGATCAACACCCTGCTTTTTATTCCGGATAACTGCAAGTTGATGAATACGAACCAAACGGCCATCATTATCATAAATGATGCCCCGAGCTTGAAGATAGTTTTTGTCCGCATCTTTAAGGCTTTCGATTTCATCGATGCGTGATGGGTGTAGAACTACTGCGTTAACATCTTGATCTGCAAGTGAAGCCTGCAATTTCATTTTACGAACCAGATCAACAACATTGGCCTCTTCAACGGAGCTTTCAAAAGATGCTGCTGTAAAGGCAGTGAAATTACCTGACACATACATACCCTTGATATCGCTTGAGTTATCACCTGTAGCTGAAAGTACTTTTTCGTCAAATTGACTCATAATGCGATCCGGGGCAATCCGGTTGAGCTTGCTTTCAAGCCTATCCATATCGGCAAGCTGTTCTTTCGAAACCCTAAAGTGAGTGGCAATTGGAAATACTTTAAACTCTTCTGTTTTGAATTTCAAAGAAGATTTTGAACTTGCCGATCCTTCGGCTTTAGTTCCTGTACCATCTGTGTAATCATATTCAACAAGCACGCCCATGTATTTGTCAGATACAGGATCGGTAGGGATAAACGCAACAACATGATCATCCATGGATAGGTTGATCTGCACGTCACGCATTTTGTAATCGGTAAGGTAACCGATTGATACGCCAGGGGTTCCACCAGGATTCAGGGTGTTGCCAGTTGTCATGTCGATAGCGGCTTTATTAGAAAGCGATACCCGCATGTCTGACCGATCATAACCTTTTATCATATAGGATTTACGCCCGGTTTTCGGATCTTCAACTTCTTCCAAAAGTTCCTTTTCCTCTAAGCTTTCACGGAGTAAAGTCCCAACACCTTTAAGTGTTTTTTCGTTGTTCTTGCTGCCTTTATCCTTAAGGTTTTTAATCTCAAGGTTAGCTTGCTTAAGCTCATCTGTGATAGCCTTAAGCTCATCTGCTAAAGCTTTAATGGATTCATTATCCTTTAAAGACTCGCTGATTTTTTTTTCCAATTCATTCAGGGATTTATCAAGGTCTTCTTTCTTAATAGATCCTTCTGCGGCTTTTGTAGCAAGGGCCTTAAATTCATCTTTAAACCCATTAATTGCCTTAGCCGCTTCCTCGTTAACTTTTTTTAACAATTCTGCTTCTTCTGCCATTTTAATTTACAATTTGAAGTTATTAATCAAATAATCATAGTCAAGAGTGCTTTCTTGCGGCTCTATATTTTTACCAGTGTCTATCGACGGCTGGTTTATTATTCCAGTTGCGTTGTTGCTTCCAAACAAAACCAGGCTGCTTTCCATCACGTTCACGGCTTGCTTGATGCCCCAAAAATATATTATCTCTTCATTAAAATCATCTTTATTTGCTATCAAAGAATACCACTTTTCGTAATTATCCCTATATTTTTTATCTTCTTTCGCATCAGATTTAACGGCAAAATCAATATCTACGTACCGCATCCTCACGCTGGCTTCTATCGAATCCCCGCTTTCTAACCAGCTTTTTGCTTTTTCATGTATAATCTTGTCCTTTCTTACAACATAAATAAGAGCTTGTGTATCGCCTGAATAATTTTTACCTATAATCGAAAAAGGTATGGTCTTAATAACCATCTTGACATGTTCTTTTTTCGCTATAGTATTATCTATACTCAATTGATGATCGGCAACAAGATAGTTTTTGCCCTGTTGTTCTTTTGTCGTTTTATTCCAGATGCCTTTTAGGTGTAAATCACTATGTGAATCTAATATGAATGTAGAGTTAACGGCGATATTATAATAGCCTTCTGTGTTAAATTCTGCCTTTTCCGCTTCTGAATATAATTTAGAAGAATCAATGGGCTTGGTTGAAATACCCAACCCTTTTTCGCACGATTTATATATATTAGCTTTTTTAATGGCTATTAATTCCTCTCTATGATCAATCAAAGCCTTTATCATATCTTTGTTTCTGTCGAAATCGGCATTTAATTCATTACAGTGCATATCGTTTATTTTTTTTCTTTTAACACATCTTTATCCAGCAAAGCTTTCTTCGCTTCAATCTTATCCCGCAGATCTTTACTTGTTATATTATTCTTCTTTTCCATTATTCAACAATGTTAAATTATTAGTAATGATTGCCAAATCTTTATTGTCCATCTCTGTTATTCGCACATCTGCCCACTTTTCATTTATTTCAGCTTCACCTACAGCCCTCAACCAGGTGTTGTAGGTGCACGCACCAGAATAAAATAACTCCTTATATACTTTGTTGTTATTTAACCTTGCGACAGAGGCGTTTTTTTTGTCCTCCTGCATAATGGGCAATTCATCAAAACAGGCAACATATTCATAATTGTAATCACGCGTTTTGAGCCATCCGCTAAGGTCACTAAGCAAATCGCTCATTTCAGGTTCTGACGTATCCTGAATCATACGCCTTTCACTTGCCTCCTGATTTTCAAACGTAGCTCCTTGCAAGTAAAGCTTTACCAAAATTTCAGGCGTTTCGTATTTATGTGCAACTATCATCGCATCGCTGGCGATTTCTTCCAATAAACCAAGCTTCCTAACATCTTGATCTACCATTTGAGCTTTAACGGGTTGATTTGTTACAATAAATTGATTTTGCCCTTTCCTAAAGCCATATCCTTCATTCCCTTTAAAATCTCCTTGTAATTCTTCTTTCTCTTTAGGATCTAAAGGCACTCTACCTGTAGCATCCCCCATGTCGGAAGAAATAATTCCCCTCATTCCCCTATCTTGCGCAATAACGTTTCTGGATTCATACGCTATTTTAATGTTGCTCAATGGCATCGTTAAACTTAACAATCTAGATTTTCCCTCGATCAAATCATTGCCTTTATTCAACTGTATATTTGAATCTTTCCTGTGAAATATTTCATCTACATCAAAATTCTTTGTGTACGCATTCCATTGAAATTCCCATCCAGTAAATATGTCTTTTTTGGTTAAGGCATTGAAATAAGAGGTTTGCAAAGGCATTATAGGTTTCACATATTGAGGCCATACGGCCCACAATGATTCAATACTTTTTATATCCTTTTGCTTCAACGCGAAATTACCGTAAGCAAAGCTATTTCCAAATGTATCCTTAAAAATAGATTGAATGGTAAAAAACTCTTTTGTTGATTGTAAAGGATTAGGATCTTTGACTAAGCTAAACATTTTACCTAATACCTTATCCTTCATCTTTTCTTTACGGAACTCACTGAACGATATTATTTCGCCTGTTTTAATATTTTTTACTTTGATTTTCCCGCTTGTTAAATAACGGGCCCTCAAATCTGCTATTGCTGAATAAACGGGATTTTGGTAATACTCAAGCTCTAAAAGCCTTTTATCTCTATTGTAGTTTGTAAACCGAGGCGTCCCACCTAAAACCATAGAGGCTAATGATGTCATGCCTATATTCCCGGTCAAAGCTTTTGCCGCTAAGCTTAATCTATGTCTAAGATTATTTATCATTTATATTTGCAAATATATGCATTTTTTTTATATAGCAATAAAATGCGCTCTTCTTATCTCATTAGCCAGTCCAGCAAGAGCATCTGGAGCGTCGTCATCCTTTTTAGTGGTATGTGTCATCCTTTTTACTTGCCTCATAAATTTTTCATATTCCGGGTTTTCATGTTTTTCAGGAAAAAATACGTAATTCATTACAAACCCTGCTTGGGCAAATATCCTTGATATCTTATTCGTATGGTTATTTCTTCCCCTCAATGTACATGATGTTGTTTCTTTACGCAACTCTCTTATTATACCTAACCCGTCTTTATTTGTTTCAATATACATATAATCAATCCCGTGTTCTTCAATAAAAGCAAGAAGTCTTGGTTTATTGGTATCCAAGCTATATTGGTTATGTATCACATCGATAGCATAAGCTTTATTGTTAATAACTTTTGTATATATACATGAGAAATAATCCGTGCCCTCATCTGCCGTATCTGCATAGGCTATTTTTATTCCTTCGTTATCATTGATGCTGCCATAATATTGAAGATTTGGAAATATCAGCCCTTCTTTAGGCTGGGGATTTTGCATGTACTGCGTTTCAAATACATGAGAAGTTTTTGGCGAATCCTTTAGCTCTATGATTTTCTCCATTGGCATCTTCCACTCCCATAAAGGTTTTTCATTGTAGATTACCGGGTAAATCAAAAATTCTGCTTTTGGATTGTTTTTATATAGTTCCATGAAATATGCCGTCGCATCTTCTATCCCCGCCCGTTGTTGTATATTTATTATCGGGGTATCATAACTATTTTTACGGCTTATTATTGTATTTCCGATAACGCGCATAACCTTGTCATTTGTTGAGGTAAGGTTTTCAGCATCGTCAGTTTTATTTATATCGTCTAAAACAATGCACCCTTCAAAGTCCCTTATGTATTCCTCTAAATCCGGATCTATTTCTTTCATTTGACCCGCCCCGAATCCCGTTATCTGACCGAAAATAGTTGCTGTCTTTAATCCTCCTCCTTGGGTAGTACGCCATAGATTTTTTGCTTTCTGGTCTTTTTTCAACTCAACACCGTACATGGCCTTGAAATGCTCATCGTTTATGATGTCACGTATCCTTGTTGATGTTTCGCTTCTCAACTCGTCCGAAGCAGTAATATAAAGCCAATTTGAGGAAGGGTTTTCACCTAATTTTTTCGCTATAAAATTTAGCACTAACTCTGTCTTGGAATGCCGGGGTGCAATAGAGATGTTCAAAAACTCTAGATCGTAATTAGCAACCCTTTCTAATTGTTCTTCAATATCGTAATGATGCCAATTTTTTACGAATTTAACGCCCCTTAAGCGTTTGAAAAAGTAACGCGTGAAAAATAATGGCTCCTTGTCACACTTTACCCTAGCGGTCTTTAACTTTTTTATTTCCCTTTCAGTCATTGATACTAAACTTCACTTTCTAATTCATCGCTTATTTCTTTTATTTCTTCTGGGCTTGGTTTAGCATTAATATTTACAATTGTTCCCTCATGCTTTTCAGGTTCGTGGTATCCAAGCATTTTGTTTATTTCTGTCAAGGCCCCGAGCTTTGAGTGTAATTTAATCTTTACCTGTTCAATCTCTTTTTCTGAACCTTTATCTGTCTCAATATTTACTACCCTGGTCTCAATTGATTCTATAGCGCTTTTTTGTTCTTCCGGGATTTCCTCAAGCAGTTTCCGATCTATCCACGTGTTGTGAAACATAGCTATTGAGCAATAAGCAATATTAGAAAGCTCTTTTAGTTGCCTCAGCTTTGTTATTCCGGCCTCCTTTTCAATATCCTCCTTTATAAAGTCTATATATTGCTGAATTTGAGGTTTTTTCATGTTTTCTGCACCTGTCGCATAAGCCGTTTTTTTGCTATATCCTGCCTTTAATGCAGCCCTTGTATAATTCCAGTCTATTATGACTTCGTGACAAAAAATCTTCATTTTTTTTGTCATTATTTTTTCTAGTTCTTTTTTAGAATACTTTACTGCTTTTTCATCCATAACTTATTTTTGTTAGTCTTTTTTTTTCTTAATTCCCTCATAGTCGTATTAAATTCAGTTCTAATACTATCTATGTTTTTTTTCCTTTCAATAGCTTCGGTTCTCCAAGTCGACACTTCTTTAGAAGCTATCTTGTTGATTTTATCTAGTGACATATGTTATATGATACTTCTAATTTTTAAAAAAGATTCAATTTACTCTTATATGTAAGCTTATTATCGGTAATAACACAACACAAAGGTAATAAAAAAGGCTGCTATGTTTATACAAGCAGCCTAATAATTGTTATACGTTGCATCTATTTACGTGTTAGTGTTCATTTGCCAATGCGCCTCTTTCTAATCTGGGGTAGTAATAGTTTTATTTTTCCCAAACACACCACCCATGTGTTTATATATCAGCAATAACATTTGTATTATTTCGTTAAATAAGCCACATACAAATCCAACCACTACCGAAACTGGTAATGCTATTTCCCAGTTAAAACCAATCATCATTAGCGCAAATGTTGCAACCGTATAAATTGCCCAGGCTGTTAATCTCCATTTTCTACTCATTTTATTATATTTTATATTTATTATCGTTATTGCCTATAAAGGCAATCCATGTCATGTGCATCTTCAAACCCATCGCACCCGACCTCTACCTCTTGTGAAATCTCTTTTACCGTGTCGTCATCATTCAATATAACCGTAACCCTCCATGCTCTTGAGTCCATGGTAAGCGCACCCTTGGTAACTCTAATACAACTTGGTCTTAAGGCATGTATGTAGTTTAATATCGGCTGTCCCCACCCCCATCCGTATAGGAATTTAAGAGGTTCTATTGTTGTCCGGCTTATGCTATTTGGTTGTTCGTATGCAACAAAGCATTTGTTTGTATAATCTTTCATTTACGTACAATTTTGTAGCCATGATCATTCAAGTATTCAAGTATTCCAGAAGCTAATTTGGTGCACTCATATGTGAAAAAATTTCCTGTGCCGTGTAAGGCATTTTCTATCGGTTCTCTAACTTCTTCTTCGGAAGGTAACGATATTGTCGGAAATAATTTTACTACCTCCTGCTTTAGCTCTGTAAGTATCTCGTTAACTTCATCGCCATCAAATTTAGCGCATTCGTTAACATTGTGTGTTTCAAATAATTTTTCTATCATTATTGTTTTTATGGTTATTAAAATTCAAGGTTAGGAAAATACCTCCAATGTGTTACATTTTTAACCGACATTGTGTTCAGCAGTCTTTCTGAATTAATTTCCCCGTTAGGGTAGACAAACAATTTGTTCTCGATAAACCAGGCTTTTTTAACGTCGCAATAAAACCCGGTTTTTACCCAACCATCGGTTTTATTACAAATAAAACAAAGCTTGTAACATGTTGGCCTTTTTTTTGCTGACTTCCACTTTTTTGTTTTCATGTTTTTTTTGTTAACAACCTAAATCAGGAACATCATCTTCGTACAGGATCACCATGCCTAACTCCTCAGCTATAGCCTGCTCGAATCTGGCCACTATAGAATCTTTCCAATTTTTCTGCATGTAAATATAAGAGCAGTCCTTCAAAATCCCTACTATCTCGGGTTGGGTCAATTGCAATTCCACTGTGTTTATCACCACGTAACCTGAGTTGGCAAGTTCCCTTGCTGATTTGTCAAAATTCATCCTGACCTCATCCCGGGTAAGCCCGGATCTTTTGCCGCTTATGTATACCTTATCTGCCATAATTTTGTTTTATTAACGTGTTAGAGTGCATTTTGCCCTAAATTAGTTGGGCATTTATCATTTGTACACATGCTTTTAACAATTCCGTCTTCTAGAGGTTCCCAACAAACTTGGCAAAACGCGCGCTTCGTTGTTTCTGTTTCTGTCCCTGCAGAACCTTCCATTATTGCCAGATATTTATCAATAGTGTTCATGTCTGGGTTGTCTTTTTCAAGCTCTTCTTTAGCTAATAAATGCAGGTTGTGCATATAGCTTTTATGACCTTTATACCCGAATGCAATTCTGACAGTATGTTGCATTTCAAAAGCTGCTACGCTAATAGTAAAAAACTTTCTGAGTGTATCAATTGTTTTTTCCATCCTTGTCTTTATCAGTTACAGCATTCAAAAAATCCATAAAATCAACATAATAAACAGCCCTATCCATCTCATCAACCCAACTAACAATCTTGCTAGAAACACCTAAGCAAAATGGAAATTTATTTATTGTTCTCATGAATCCGGCTACTTCTTTGCCTTGTTCATCGCACCAGGCTAACACGTAAGCCAATTCTGCCTTATTGTTACACACAATTACTGAGTTATGTACCTTTAAAAAATCAATTGTTTTGTCTTTTGTTGTCATATATCTTGTTTTTACGTTACACATTCACAAAATGTACCGAGTTGAAACCTATACAGGGGATTTCTTTTAAGAATACCCTTGTATCCCAATTCGTTACATGAGTATGCAGAACAGTATATGTTCTGTTAATTTCCAAATGCTTATTTGCGAGTTCTTTATCGAATTCATCACCATTTTTCCCGGTATACTTTACTTTGTAGTCTTCTTTAGAATGTATATCCATTGTTCCGTCAAGTTCGCAAACAAATTCATCTTTATCTGTTGCTGTTTTTTCATCCGTACTTTTTGCGACGGGACAAATCGAATCCTTAAACTTTCGATACGCTTCTTTGATATCGTCTACAACTTGTATATAGGCAAATGCCTCATCTGGTTGATCTGATAATTCAGCAGCGCAAACCTGACGATTATAGAGATACTTGTAAAGATCGTTAATCTTATCAAGCGTTTGTTTGTGATATTTATCAATTTTGTTTTTTCTCATGGTTCATGTTTTAATATTCCTGTATTTCCCGGATCTTTGATGCTGCTATTGCCAGACCTGTACCGTCCTCCCTGCTGAAAAACCACAGCTCGAACTTTTTTCTGTACCGGGCGCGATCATAACCTGAATAAACTTTCCCTGTTTTGGTTATTACTTCGTACATATTTATCAATTTAAGATATATTTATTTGCATTTGGGATTCGTTGTCATTCTCATCTTTAAAAATAATCTGGTGCCCTTTATTTCTGTGTTCCAAAATCACTCTGGCACACTTTAATGCAATAGCAATTACACGAGTCTTATTGCTCTCACCAATAACTGCTGAAATGTATTCAACATTTTTAACGCTCTTCTGGTTTAGTGCTAAACTCACCTTTTTAAGACCGCTTGAATCGGGAGTGTTTTTTGTCTCTGGTTCTTCGTACATGGTTATGATTGTTGTTTTGTTGTTGAATTAATTATTCTGCTTATTGTAGAAACAATTTTTTTTATCTCTTCCCTAGAATAAAAAGCAAGGTTATCAACATACACCTCTCCTGTTTTCTTATATCTTAAATCAGATTCCGCCATAACTAAATGTTTTCAAGGTGATTAATAAACTGCTCAATTTCGCTTTTTAACAATTTCATCTTATCCAGAAAATCTTTGTCGCTGTCATCGCTTGTTTTGTGTAATCTTACTTTATTTCGACAATCAGCTATCTCTAGAAATCTCTGGGTGTATTCTTCTTTAGTATCTAAGTCTGTCACTTTTCCATCGAAAGCCACAATAGATCCGGTCGAATCACAGGTCTCTGAATTTAGCCAAGTTCGTTTGTTGTACATATTTATTCGATTGGTTTTATCAAAGTTATTTCTGCTTTGTCATTTAAGAAAGGGTTATCAATATCAATGTCACCTTCTTCGTATAGGCAGAAGCCTAGATAAGCGAATAATTCGGCTTGGGAATGATCCCCTTCTGTTTCTATTGTTATTTTTGCTTTCATGTTGCATTAGTTTTCGTTTATTTGATCCTCATCCTCCCCAAGTTCCTTAGCATTTATACGGCTTATCGTTTCTTCGTCCCGCATTATGACGACATCCTTTTTTAACTGTTCTTCGTTTAATGAATTACAGAAATCTTTTAGTTGTTTCCAATACATATTTTTCGGCTTTATAAAACTTTTTCTACGTTTTGTAAAAATATTGTAGTTATCTCACCTCCCCGGTAAGGTTTCATGGCTTTGTTTAAACGATCGCACTTATACTGTATCATGTAAGTCTGTCTACGTACATTTACTTTTATTATAATATCCGTCACTTTACCAATTTGGTAATGATCTTGCAAAATATACCCTTTTTTGTAAGGGTTTCTTTCTTTAGCTTCTTCTAATATTAGATTATATACAGACTCTTCATATATGGTCTGCAATGCTTCCAACTTTTCTTTTGTTGTTACTGATACCTCCATTTTACATGCTTATTGTCTGCCAAATTAGAAATCCTAAATAAATTATAGTTACCCCTGCAAAAATCAGGGTGGATGCCGGATCGCTGCCGGAATTTAGCTCTTTGTATTCTTCGCTTTTATTAAACTCCTTAACCATTTCATCTGTTTTTGGAAGGGTACCGGTGTTTACGCCTTTTTTTAACTGCCATTCAAAGGCTTTTTTTATCAATTCATCCATAATACTTTTTTTACGTGTTTTATATAATCAAAATGGAAGATCCTTAAAAAAAAACGATCTGTACCAATAGTGTATCCTTATAGGCAAATATTTAATCCACCACCAAGCCCTGCGAAAAGGTATTCCATTATAAAACCTATCGTAGTCATAATATTCATGCATTCCGCACCTGTCGCAGATACAATATACACGATCTGTTGTTTCGCTGATTTTATGACCAAACAGCCAGCAAATTATATTTCTTTTTACCTTTTTAGTTTTTTTATCCATATCATACAAGTTTATAATTATTTTCCGTCATTTGTATTGTTTTGAAAATTTCATATGCCACTTGAGGGACTATTGCGTTTCCGTAAGCCTTTATGCTTTCCCGTCTCCACTTTGAAAAGGCAATTCTGTCCAGCCCGGTGGAAATCCCATCATTTCGGCCACAAACCGGGGATTGAGTTGGGAAGTTTTGCCAGTCATGTTTCTCGAAATCTTGACCAAACTGTCCTGTTTTTCTTTCCCTGTTACTTTTTCCCCCGAATCGCTGGCCATCGGTGTCGGAAGCAAGATTTTTGAATACTCTGGACGTTTCGAACGTTGATATTTCGCTTGTACGAAATCCTGATATGTTTCCATAGAATTTGTCGGAGTGGGCAACAAACCAGACCCGGTCCCTGCGATGCGGCGCGCCAACGGCACAAGCTGGAAGTATAACCGGTTGTACTTCGTAGCCTTGAGCTTCCAAGTCAGATTGCACCTCGTTGAAAACCAGTCCCCCGTTCCAATTAACAATTCCATGAACGTTTTCCGCCACAATGTAGCTTGGCGAAATTTCCCGAATTGCTCTAAGCATTTCTGGCCAGAGATGTCGTTCATCTTCTTTACCTTTCCTTTTTCCCGCAACGCTGAACGGCTGGCAGGGGAATCCTCCTGTGAGGATGTCAATTTGTCCTCTCCAAAAAGAGAAGTCTGTTTGTGTGATATCTTCATAACTTGTCGCATTTGGCCAATAATATTTAAGCACATTTCGTCCGAACTCATCCAATTCGCAATTAAAAACGTTGTTCCAGCCTATCCAATCGGCCGCTAAATCGAAACCGCCGATCCCGCTAAATAAAGAAGCGTGATTAATCATTACACAAGTTTATAATTATTTTCTTTGGTTCATTTTATTTGAAATTGTACTCGCAATGCGGAAGGACTTAATAATCCTGTACATCTGCTGCTTAATTCTATTATACGCATGCATTCCTGTTCGAACAAATCCTCGTCTGTTGTGTTCAGAATCACATCTACCTCCGCTACGAGACTTCTTGTTTCATAAATATTGAACCTGCTGGCAACGGCTGTTTTTTTAGCTATTTTTTCTTTTTGGTTGTCTGTCATGCTTGTATCCTTTAAAATTCGATTTTAGCTGTTTTTTTATAAGGGTGTACGTTTCGTCGAATGATATGTTGTGTAGGTGACTACCTTCAACTATCATCGTTATAGCAGCTCCCCGGATATCTTCCGGAATGTTTTCTAGAGATACCCAGATTTCCATTGGAAGGTTATTTATGCACTTCCTTGCTTTTCCTAAAGAGGTTGGGCTTATTTGTTTGTTCATTTTGCTTTGTAGGATCATAACCTAACAGTTAGTTTTTTTTAATTCAAGTTCTCTGCCAGTAAGCGCAAAAAATAGATTTTGCAAATCATGTATAGTGCATTAGAGTCCTAAAGCTTTTCGGATTTTGTATTGTGCATCTTCAAAGCCTTGGTTTTTTGCTCGGTGCGCTGTGTAACTAAACACCCCCGCTAAAGTTGAGAAATCAAATTTGCAATTTTCATTACTACCATAAAACTCATACCCTTCTTCATCATAAAGAACTATATGCCCATCTCCCACATCTTCAAAATTAAATCCGAAAAGGGTATGTACTAAATCTTGTTGTTCTTCCTGTGTAAGTTTCTTTGTAAGTATCATTCTGTCTTATTGTTTTGTTCGTTATAGTACATTACGTTTATTCTCGTGTTGTAAGTAATTGATTATTCGTCAAATCCTACACTCCCCATTTGCTCTATCTGCTTTTTCAGTTCTTCATTTTCTTTTTGCAAACTACTTACAACAATGTTTGTAGGCAAAGATTTTTTGTTTATTTCAACATCAAGATCCAAGGGCCCCAGGAATTGTTTTAGCCATTCGACTTTGTTCTCTACAGTAGAGAGTTTTGAGGCAAAGTCTTTTGGCTTATAGCCCCTTTCTTTACAAAAGGAAGCCTTACTACCGTAAAGCTCCTTTATTTTTCGTTCGATAAGTTTAATCATCAGGCTATTTGAGTTTCAGTCCCGTTTAATAAAAAAGCATATATTTTATTTCCTCTTTTATATACTTGATCAACATTGCTGTCATTGAAAGCTTCAATAATAGCTTGTTTTTTCACTTCGCCTAATCTGCTTTTCTTCCATCCAGTGCGAGTTACATTACCAAATGTTCCGTTTCCTTTAGTGCTGAAGCTTGGATTTTTTTCTGATGTTTCAAATAAAGTTTTCATGACTTGTATTTTTTGGTTTGTCGAGGAAAATCCCTCATTGTTTCTTTAACAAATATCGGGATTATTTTCCGAATAAAAAAACTTTTTCGGGTTTTTTTTCAGATTTTTTTCATTGCAAGCAATTCACGGGCTGCCTCGTTGGTGTTTATGTCAATAGCCAAGCCTTTCTTTATTAGGCCATGAACATCGAAATGCCATTGTAAAATAGTCTTTGTCCACCAGTATGGCATATCGCCTAAATTTGAATACTCTCCCCCATCAAGATCAATTGAACTACATATTTTAAACCATTGTTTTTCTGAAACAAAGGATTTTAAAGTGTCGTAAGGGATAAACTTTATCCCATCAAACTCTATTTCTTTGTCTATATCCGACAATGGCCGGAGTAGAGGTTTTATTTCATCAATAAAATAATCGACCGGCATATCATCTTTTTCAAACATTACTCCAACGCTGGATGTGTAATCAACACAACTCCTCATTCGGCCTATTTTATAACCAAGTTGCTTTCCTTCTTCAGTACATGTTCTTGTGCAGATTTGTAACAGAATACCGTTATCCTCATCGATAGGATAACTTTTCAAAAGTTCTATACTTAATTGTTTCATGTTGGTAATAATTATTGTTTTCAGTTCTTTTTAAATCCTTTTAAGTGAATGCCTCTGCCTTCAATCTTTCTTATTTCTACGTCAAAATAACATTCGTACTTAGGTTTTGATACGAAGCCTTTTTTACTCCAACGGTAAATTGTCATTTCGCTAACGCCAATTATCCTGGCTGCTTCCGCATGACAACATTTTATAGCCTTTCTTTTCGATTTGTCAATTATTATCATTTTGTACTTGTGTGTTTATTTACACAAAGCTACAACATTTTTTTGGTTTTTTCAAAAAAAAGAGGGGCTTTAAACCCCTCCTCAGAAACCAACATAAAAACAAAATCCAGCGATAACTATCTATTGAAACCAGAGTGGTAAAGGTAATAATAATGTTGTATTATACAATAGTTAAACACAACATTTTATAAAAAATAGCTGTAATTGTTAATTATTTATATTCCCTATAAATCATTTCAAGGGCATTTTTATTTGCTTCCCCAGACAAAATGGCTTCAACCATTAAGTCGTATATATGCTTTTCTCCATTCACGGCATATTCTTCTTCATCTTCAAGTAGTACAATATCGGTTATGACATAATGAATTTTAACGTTGCTGAAATCTACCTGTTCTTCTTCAAATAATATAGATACTTTTGCGGGGTAACCGTTTATGTCGATCTCTGTAGTATGTATCATTTCTTTTTTGCTTTTTCTAGTTATATCTAAAATAATATTTATCCGGGCCAAAAACACATAAATATAATTTAAGGCTTTTCCGCATTTTCCTTATAAAGGATGAATCTGACATATCAATGTAAATTGAATAAAAATAGTTTTTAATTGACTCCGGAACATTGATATCAGTAACCATATGATTTACTATCATATCAATAATTTCAGTTTTGCTGAATAATTTAGTAGGATGATTCATAATGTTTTTAGTTGGTTTTATATCGTATACGCAAATATATAAAAAATGTTACTGTATTGCAACGTAAAGATAACTATTTTTTACAAAAGCAGTTGTATTCTACTGTGTTTTTATATATTCCTAGCTCTTCATTTATTTCATCCCTGGTACTTAACCTTTCTATCTTGCTCATAACCTTGCCTTCTTTTCTCAGCCTATTGGCTATCATGCAAGCTTTTTTGTAAAATTCTTTGAAATCTGAATTAGTATACTTTATTATTTGTGTTTTTCTCAACGAAGAAATATATTCAAGGTAATCTTTACCATATTCTTTTTTTATCCCTTCTCTGAAATTTGCATCATCGTTTTGAAAATGATTGCTTTGTGCTGATTGCCTGTGTATATTATGTAGGTTATATCTTATATTTGAATTGCCTCCCCTAGAAAATACGTGGCCGCCATGCATCTGCTTGGCATGTATTTTTTTCGATAAACAAGGCTGGCCAACATCTATCAATCTTGCTATTTCTTGTACTTTTTGTTGTAGCTTTTTGCTGTAATCTACATTGTTCTCCTTTTCTTCTTTCTTTTTTGCAACACTTTTTTTATGCTGAATCTTTTTCCCTCTTATAGAAGCCTTATTTAACACTTCTTTGCCCTCTTCTGTAGATATTAGCCATTTTTGATAACATCCACACTCAAATCCTAGCCCGTATTTTCTCCTTAATTGCATCGAACCGCAACCATGTCCGGATGCTTTGCCGGTTCCACGGCATTTTTTTGGTTTTATTTGTATTGAGCTCATTAATTCAACATAAAATTAGCCTTGTATATTTTACCTGAATTTATGCACGTGCCATAAAAATGATGTGTTTTATAAAATCGAATCAACGATACATCTTTTTTTACAGAAATAATTCCAGTTTTCGATATAAACAGATCGCCTTTTTTAAATATTATCTTAGTCCAGGGAGCAATATGAATTTTAGCATCAAATTTAATCTCAAAATTATCGAAGGATTTGTTTATCCTTTCCATGTGTTTTTCATATTTACCTTGATAGTTATCTATTTTAATTGGCTGATAAAATAGCCAATCTTTTATTATCTGCTTAATACTTTTCATTTTTTTACTGTATATCAGATGTTAGCCACAATTGAAGCGTGCTTTTGGGTTAAGTTTTTTTTTATTTAAAACAACGTCAGTTGTTTAGCTACATCTTTTGTAATTTTCTTAAATTGAATTGCATCAAAATTATAGTTTACTATATCAGCAATAACGATGGCGAAAGGATCGTTTTCAAATAAAGCTTTATAGTATCCATTAGCATCATATTTCTCTTTTACTTTATCAAGTGTTTTATAAAAGCCTTCCCGGATATTTTTATCACCTAATTTTATAGTAAAATCAACTTCATAAGAATTATACTCATTTCCTAAATTTTTTATAAAACTTTCGTGATCTTCTGTATAAAGTAGTTCAGCGAATTTTTCAGATTTTAGTTTATAGCAAAATAGAAATATAGTTGCAATTCTAAGTTTATCTTCTAAGTTATAAATAGACCTTGTTGTATCGTATATTATTTTTTCAATTTCCATTGTTCTTTCGAGTTAAGTCTGCTTTTGTAATTAGCCCCGCAGCCCTCACAATCCTCGCCGGGATTTGTTTTGTAATTTGGGTAATCCTCGCAATTACCGCTTACGCAGCACTTTGTTTTATAACCGCATGCTGGGCATAATGTTGTTTTATTCGTTATATCGAATTAAGCCGACTTAATAAGTTTAAGGCTTTCTTCTCCGAAACCCGAAAAAGAATTAAAATTATAGCATGTGTTTGGTTTTACAAATGCTTTTTGCCAAAGCTCCATTCCCTTGCTTCCAAGTACGTATAAAGGAGTTCCGTCACAATCTCTTACACATCCAATTACATAAAGCCTCATACCTCCATATTTACAATCATCTCCCCAAGATATAATTTCAACCAGGTCATCTACTTTGTACTTGTGTTGTTTAGCATTATTTTCTTCTCTGTAAGTTTTACCCGTTTTAGGGTTTTTAAGATCTGCAATATTTATAAATTCCATGTTTATTTTTTTTTTACGTCAATAACTGTCCTGCATCAAAAGGCTACAGGCTTTATCGATTTCATATGCGTCGAAATCATTTACTATCATGCCTCTTTTAAGCGCCTTTTCTTGTTTTTTTAGTAATTTTTCGGCCGATCTTGAGGCCTCGATCTGTTCTTCGTGTCTTTTTTCTAATTTCATTTTATTAGGGTAAAAAAGCCTTTTATTGACATGCTCAGGTCATATTGTTATTTCATTTCGTCTAGTGCCAAAATTAGCATTGCTGTCGCCCACCCAAGGGGGGTGTTGTCATTAGGCGTGTCTGTTTCTGAATAATAAAGCTCCGGGACTTCATTGTTCTTTGTTACCGTATTTAATGCCAAATCAACGTATTCATTTGCAATTGCATTGCAACCTGTATGTTTTAATGCCAATGCGATAAACGTAAAACCAAAACACCACTCGGCTTCATTGCCTTCGTATTTAAATTTTTGACTATCATGAAATCTACCATATCTTACAGCATCATCATGATTTGCAATGTTGTAATAGGCGTCACCTACGTATCTAGCAAAACCATGTTCTTTCTGTAAAACCCGGATGCAATTAAAGATAACAATACGCGTTTGCTCTTCATTTAATACATTGAATGGATAAATCAGCGTAATAAGAGCTAAATCCGTGCATTTCGTTTTAGATTCCCTGAAAAAAGAATTGTTTATTACTTTTTGACCGTTATCGATCAAGTGTTGAGGCACATGATAACCTACAGTTTGAATAGCTTTTAATCCTCCCAAAATAGCACCTACGGAAGAAGTATGTACTTCTGTGTTTTCTTCCCAAATGCCTTGATCTTGACAATCATGATAATTTATACTGTCAATAACAGATATCAGCTTGTAGATCATATCTTTGTCGGCATCATGCCGGATTATTTTATATCCAGCTTTTATTCCATCAGCAATGCCTAGTAATAAATACCCTAAAGTATCGAGTTGAACGTTTCCCCATTCCGGAGTAATTTCGTTCAAATCTGAGTAAAACCTTGGGTGTATAAATTCATGCGAATTTACAGCACCCCTTCCTTTATTGATAATATTTGTTATTTTACCGTTATAATTATGCTCGATGTGGTGAAGATAATCAAGCAATGAATGATACGTTTGCGTATACATCTCCTCATTGTGATATAAATGTTGCCGTACTTGGTAAAATGTATCCCGTATCCATACATAATTTCGATAATGTTCGCCAGTTGCCGCAACATAAAGGCCATTATCAAGTCTTAATGTTTTGTTTGTTCTAAGCAATTCTTCTCTAGTCGTTTTCATTTTATTTGTTAGTTATGATTTACTTTTTTAACTATTTTGACTCATATACTGGAGTTAACTCTAGTTTTCGTCCCGAAGAACCATATCTCAGGTAGTATTCAAGTGTTTTGTCTCTTGATAAAATTACATTTACACCATCGGCATTTATATCAACATTGTTGCCGTTTTCATCTATAAAATGTGAGATATGAGGCACGACAACATGTATATTGTCATTACTTTTTATTCCCTCTTCTGATTTATTTGAAGCAAAACGGTTACAATTATTTTTAAGCACCTTAAATCCTTGCTCTATTGTATCAATTTTATTCATAATATTGTCTATTATATTTACAACAGAACTTTGTTGTTGCTGTCTTTCAATAGCACGCTCAATATCAACAATAAATGCTCTGTATTCAGCAGCTTTAATCTTTAAACGAACTTCTCTTTTTTCGTGCATAAGACTACCATTATTATCTTGCTCATACATAAGAGCCTCTACGTTTTTTAATTTACGTTTGTAATCTTCTAATAATGTTTGCATTTTTTTTATATTAAAATTGACTTCTTCCTTGACGCCTGTCATTAGATATCAACATTTCACCAGGTCTTTTTAAGTGACTTTTATCTATTCTGACAGGAGTTTCTTTTAACCCGTTACAAGCATTTATAACTTTATACTTTTTCATATTCTTAGAATAACCAACAATAATTCTATCGTTGTAATTGCATTCGCACAATTGTTCTGTAGATGCGCATGAAAGACACATAACGCCTAATATTACCAATAACAACATCAATAATATAATTCTTTGCCTATGTATGTATCTCAGTTCCATTTAAATGTTTAATTTGGTTTATTTTTAAAATTAGTTCATGCTGTGTTGATATACAGCTTACAACAACATCGTGTGTCGTAAAATCTTTTATTATTACAGTATCTTCACTTTCAAACAAGACATATTTCCTGTCTATTTTATATCCTATATTAACTTTTTTTCCTTGTAAACTTTTTAACTTTAAAAATATTGCATTGTTTTGCATCGCTTATGATTTTATTAACTTTTACGTTAGATGGTATTTCACTTAATTTTGATAAAAATCGTATCCAGAATATGATATGTTTCCTGTATTCTTCTTTATTTGTTATCATCTCTGAAAAAAGGGCCCAATCTAATGAGTCGAAATTATTCATCTCATGAAGAGTTATTTTTTCAAAATTTTTTCTTGCTATTTTATTTGTATAAATAGCATGCCCGTAGTTTATAAATTTTATTCTTGTTTGAATATCCATATTAGCAGCAGTTTGGCACATAAGGTAAGGATTTTAATAGTTACATTCAAGAATGAAATTCTTTTCTTCGCAAAACATAAATGCTTGCTGGAAGATGCTGTCAACTTCCCGGATAAAATCGTCCAGATCCATCGAACATTCTTCGAAAGGATTTATAATAGTCAAATGAGCTGTTTTACTGCTGTCTACAACTAGACAGCCTACCAAAGGATAAAGATCTTTTGATTCTGAATCAAAATTTTTTATTTCTAAAATTTGACGTGGTCCCATGGTTTTAGTTTTATTTTAATAATGTTAATTGTCTTTGTATCTGTTCCTTAAAATAAGAACGGCAAGCATCAAGTTCTTCCGCTTGTAAAGAGAATAATTTGTTTAATTCTCTAAACTTTTTGGTTTCTGGTGATTCAGGTAAATAATACATTTTTTAAACATCTAAAAAATTGTTATCAGTAGGTAGTTTCTTATTTTACTATATAATTACCTTGCGATACTTTCCATTCATCCACTCCGCGTTGTTGGCAGTAGCGATCTTTTTTCTTCATTGAGCCTTTTCCAGAAATAGCACGATAACCTTCAATAAATTCAGTAGTTACTTCTACTTTTGAAATAATAATTGGTGGTACATATTCTTCATCTGGAAAATCATTTATTATTTCTGAAAATATTTCAACCTCTAAGTCGTGTTTTTCACAATATCTTTCAATTTGACCAACAACGCTTAATTTATTTCCGCAAGCATCAATAGTATAAAGTTCTACATCACTAGCACCTCTAATTCTATCCATTGAAAAATTAGGCTCGTGATCTGATACTCTAATTTTTAATCCGTTTATTTTATAGTAAGTGCTCATTTTGATTGTTTTTTATGTTGTTTCTATATTCAAATATACGAACTTTTTTTGAATATGTTGCAAACTTTTTGATGCTTTTTTAGTTTTTTATCATTTTAAATATTATAACATCTTCATCACTGTTTTTCATGTCAATTGTATAAAGGCCTATAGATATTTTTTCTGATGTAAAATGCAGGGTGCAATAATTTTTAGATAATATTGAAAACCTGTGTGTTTTGCCTCCAAAATCCAAAATAGGAAAAGTTATATGCATAATATCTTGATAGAAATGAAGTACAACACTTGCATCTTTTCCTACATTAAAATGCTCCAAAGCCGTAGCTGGAATATGAAATTTGCGCCCGTATTCTGAATCTGATTTTTTTAAGCATTTACAAATAAAACTTTTTTGTGTCATATGTAATGCATTTTTAATTGTTAATGTTGTAAAAATGTTTTATCTTTCGAGCTTTTTTCGCCATTTTCAACGAAATTAAATTTCGTTGATAGCTTTTTGCACTTTTTTCTTTATGTCATCAACATGTCGGCTCATCATAGCTTTTAACATGTTGGTTAATGTTTCTTTTTCTTCTCCCCCAAACTTGTTTACTATTTCATTGAATATTTTTTGTTGAGGTGTAATATCTTCTTTCATAATTATTAAATTTTTTACTTATCTTCTTTACATTCAACAGCCTTTAAGCGCAATGTTAATTTTTCACCGTGGTTATATGTTACACGGGAATGATAACGGCAAATGCCGTTAATCCAATTTCTAGGTGAATAATCGCTACAATCAGATTTCCCGCATAGTAAAAAATCTTTATCTCCACAAAACTTATGTTTTTTGCACCAAAAAATACCACCTCCTATTATTTCCGGAATTGCTTCGTATACTTCGATCTCTGAAAGATTATTATCTTTCATATACTTATCAAAGTATTCAATACTTTTACATGTTATAGATGATTTCCGCTTAAAATAAAATTTTGTTTTCATAATTGTTTAAATATTAATTGATACTTTTATGTTAGAGGACGGAATATACCGCCAACTCTAACTAATATCATCAATCTCAACCTCCCAATCCATACTGTCACGCTCACTGATATTTGTATCTAACCACTCTGATACTTCTACATTATCTATCTCACTAGGGTTAATTTCTGTGCCGGTTTCACATGCTTTTACCATTTGATCATAGACTTCTTTGGGAATATTTAATTCTCCTAGCCCAACTCTGTATTTTACTGTTACTGTTAGTTTATCTACTTTTATTACACTTTTGTTCATAATATTGTTTGTTAGTTATGTACTACGTTTATTCTCGTGTTAGCCACGCTAAAATCTAACATTACAATATCCACTTTCCCACATTGCACGTTCTAAAGCTTCATAAGCTTCATCTTCTGTCATTTGCTCGTAGTCTTTTACTGTGCATACACAAAACTCGCACTCAGATCCTACTTTGTTCGTTGAAACTGTACCCATCACATAACCATTTTTTACTGTTATTTTCATATTTATTTTTAATTACTGTTAAAACTATTCTGTGTAAGATACTAAGTCTTTAGGCTGCATACAAAATTTAGCCGAATCGCTTAAACGTATAACTTTTATTGGGTGATCGTAATCCCAATAAAAACCTAGTACTCTCATCTCACCATTGCCTTTCCAATTCGTCGTGCAGGAATCGCCAACACATAACACGGTGTTATCCGCAATAGTTACTTTATTTTTTGTGTAGATACTTTTAGCCATTTATTTAATGAATTTATTTTTAATTACTGTTTTCCCGGCCCTATGTTAATCATGCCAAACCACTTCATGTGTTTTTGCCTTATATTTATGCTGTTCAATATACTTTATAGCATCCTCTAATTTTAGGAATATCATCGGACTACGCATTAGTCGCCAAAATGGCCACCATAACTGAAAGACTTGGCATTCATAAACTGAATAACTCATACGTACTACTCTGTAGTTTACTAATTTCATTTTTATTTGTTTTTAAAATATTTCTCCATCATCAAATATACCGTATTGTATCATTTTAGGTAATTTAGGACATTCAATTTGTCTCATAATATATGAAGCATTAATTTCGAATATTACTGGGTTTTGTTCAGTAACAAAAAAATAATACATCATATCGTTTAGTTTATTTCCTGTCAAAGGTGATTTATAACAAATCTCATATATATGCTTAAGCCCATTATCGTCATAAACTGTTATGTCAGGTTTAAACATTATCTTACCTTCAAGGATAAAGGATTCTTCTAATCTCAAAGAATGTATATTATCTAAATTAAATCTTTCCGGAAAAGATAATATCCAATTTGATAAAACTTTTTTAGAATGCAAGTGCATGTAACTTTCTATCTCTTTAAAATGGTGCTGTTTCATTTTCACCTCCTTTTTCTAGCCATTCATCTGGGTTATATGTCAAATCTTTATTAGATAAATCTTTTAACTCTTGTTGTGTTACGTTATCTATAGTGTTAGTAATCCAATTATTATTATTCCATAAAATTTCAAAATTATTGTTGGCTATATCTTCGTAACTATTAGCTTTAATAGGGTCTAATCGGCCATTGTTAAGATTATATTTAAAATAACATTCTTTGTTAGAATCTCCCAAATGCGCAAATTTCACTTTCAAGGTTTTAACAATAGTAATATTCAAATCAAAATCCCTATGTACAGCTAATCCATGAGGCATCATGTCATACCATTCTCCACCCCCTTTTACATCGTAAAAATCAGGTATAACCCGTTTCCCAGAACCATCTTTTTCCATTTTGTTTGGATGCGCAACAATTATAGGAATAATATCATATTTAACACAAAAATCATAAATTCTTGTTAAATAATGATTTGTATAATCATTTATCCGATTACCTGTTACTGAATCTATTTTTTCCTTACATCTAACTTTGTTGAAAGGATCTATAACTAATATTTTTATGCCTTTCCTGTATACTAATTCCTCTGCTTTTAAAAGAACCTTTTCTAGTGTATAACTTTTTTCAATATCTATCATATAGATGTTATCTTCAACAAATGCTTCACAAGCTTCAAAAGCTTTGTTAAAATGACTCTTTTCTTTTGGAACAGAGCCTAATAATTTACGCATTATTTTCTGGAAATGCAAGACATTTGGTTTGTTCTCAGGAGATGCGTATGCAGCCTTAAATCCATACTTTATTATCCAACTCAATACTATTTGATCTACGACTTCTGATTTACCCATTGAAGGTATCCCAGTAACAAGAATAGGCTGACTAGAATTAACGCTAAATATCTTATCTAAATTTGGCATAGTGCCAGTTACATATCCTTGAGGCATGCCATTAATGAAAAAATCCCTAACATTTTCCTTACAATCATTATATGTAGAAACGTTTTCAAGAGGAATTTCAATATGTGTCTCAAGAGCTTTTTTTAAAGCTTCCCTGCCATATTTCAATAAATAATCGTTTGAATCTTTACAGTCTTTTAAATCTACCAAAAAACATTTATGGGCGCCAAATCTCCGAATAAATTCTTTTGTGCCATTTTGACCAGGTTCATCCTGATCAAAAGCAAGTATTATTTTTTCAGCATTCAAAAAATGATCCACATCATTATTAAGCCAATCAAGGTTAACATTTCCTTTTGATGTAAAACCATTAGGAGGACTAGTTACATTGTGTAATCCAGACTCCATAACTGCTAATACATCCATCTCACCTTCAACACAATAGATTATATCTTGACTTTGAATATTGTCAAGGTTATAGGCCATCCTTTCAGCTCCTTTGTACAAATTAAATGTTTTATCGCCAGCTCTATACTTTATGTCAACTATTTCACCGTTCCTAAAATATGGGAATTGAATAGTGTTTTTGTTTCTCCCTTTTTCTTCTTTGCTGTTAGGAGGCATAAAATGTACTCCTTCTCCAATTTTCATCAATCTTAACACAAACTGGCTTATGCCTCGTTTTTCAAACCATTTAACAGCATTATCGCTTAATTTTGTATTATTTTCCCATTCCGGTATTACATAATTTTTATCATTATCGTTATTTCTTTTTTTGAATGTATGAAGCTGTAATATTTCCCCGCAATGAGCGCATTTGGCAAGACCACTGCTCCAGTAAATAGATAGGCATTTTTGTGTTTTCTTTTTCCTTGTATGGCTACATACCGGGCACGTATGCGATCTTGCATTTTCAGGAAAAGAATACTGATTAAAAACATCTATTTCAAATCCATTTATGGTCATGTTAATTTCCTCACATTAGTTGGTTCAGTTCCCCCAAAGTCATAATACATTTTTCTAGCTTCCTCTTCTGTGTCACATTCAAAAATCTTATAATGTTGCTGCATAAAGTCACATTCAAAACGGTTCTTTTTTTTCTTTAACACATGCTCAACTGTTTCTTCTTCTGGCAAATTGTTTAAAAATGTCGCGAAATTTTTCAAGTAAACATTGTGCTTTTTGCAATCTTCAACATAATTAGAAATTATAGACATTAAAGATTTTTTTGTCTGTCCAGATTTCAATAATTTT